AGATGACCAATGAGTCTTCCATCATGCGCAACTGATTCACTGGCTTGATTGCCTTATGAAGAGCAGAGAGAACACGTTTGCGTGATGCATCAAGTATTCCGGAAGGAACATAGCAGACTGCATCCTTACTAATCTTGAGACCAATGTCTGACCGCTGAAGTCCACTATCCTGATAAAGATAGTATTCATCAACATTTTTAATGATCTTTGCACCGGTCAAAGGATCAACTTCATCCTTGATCTCTCGGACTTTGCGAATCTTCATCGAATCAATGTAACGCAATTCCTGAATACCATTCTGCGGAGCCGTTTCGTCCACGATGATATGGTAGAATATACGCCCATCAATATACCATTTACGGAAAATGTCCTGAGCGTTATTGCTAAAATCCAATAACTGACAGATATGATCAAACTCAGCTCTCACGAGTTTCTTGATCGATGCGGGCTGCTCTAATTTTTCTAAATTGAGTGAGGCGGGAAGATCATCATGATCGTTCACAATTGCCTCGTTAACAATATCGTCGATCGCCTGATCGCATTCTGACTGCTCAGAGGCAACACGATATTTCCGAATCAGATCCTGATCCGTCTTTGCCGAGTCTCCATCCAGGTCTAAATATTGTCCATAATATCCAGCCGTACTAATGGCGGTTGAGCCATCGTCCGTTGTTGCAGGAACGAAAGAAACCGCCTGCGCGTCAAGTTTGTCACGCAGTTCAGCGTCACTGAGTTTTTCAAATTTCCATCCAAATAGGGTCGGCATAATTATAATTTATAAAATGAAGTATGGGGAAGAAACCATTCCTCCCCCATACTCATATTTATTCAAACGTCCAAAGGGTACAAATTACTCCGATTGGGCTGATTCCCAATACAGCAACTGCAATTCCACAGAGAACTCTTCGACTGTGTTTTCAGAGTCGAAGCTCAGATCAATTGCGGATACTGCTGATGGGAATACACCACGAAGATCGTAGCGTTTTGTAACATCGCCAGCTTTATTCAGCTGTTCGACTGCCATATCGCAAGTGTAATCCGCAGGATTTGAAAGTCCCGTGTTGACTGCATTGCCGTTAATGCCACCCATCCAGCGTTCAAACGAATTACGGATTTCCATACCCGTATCGTTGATCACTGAGATTGACCACGCCTCGAACTGACGGTCACCAGCAATTTGCATTTGGCGGCCACGGAAAGGAATGGTGATAGGTGTGATGATTGAAGAAGGAAGCTGTGCGGCCTTGATCATGAATGATGCAAGTTCGACATTTCCGCGAGCATAGGCGGGAAAATTGCAGGTCACCTTGAAAAGGTTATTGCGAGCTCCACCACCAACGAGTTTTGACTTAAAGTCATTAATTCCTAAAATTGCCATGTTATTGTTTCTCCTTGTTTAGATATTAGTATTAACCAACCAGTTCAGAGAACTGAACGCTCGAACGAGTTGCGATAAAGCTGAGCGTAATGTAGTTAATTGAACGGGATGGTTTCACATAAATCTCAGCCACGAATTCATTTGAATCGACGACCTGACTTGTGTTATTCGTAGAATCACAGACAACCGCAAAATCAATGATTCCGCGGCGACCTTGAACATCTCGTAGGAAAGGTTCAACAATATTCTTAAACTGTGCACGTGTGAATTCATCATTGAATTCGAACAACTGGAATTTAGCAGCTGTTGAAATTGCTTTCTGAAGAACGATAAACAAACGGCGCACGTTAATACGATCGAAGGCTGAAGGTTTGACGAGTCCGGTTTTATCACCAAAGAGCACTGTGCCCTGGCCAGGAAACGAAACAATCGGATTAATGTTAGCCTTATAGAGAGTATCACGATCAGCATTGTTTGCATTATATGCCAATTTTGTGACACCCAGAAGTTGACCACGATTGAATCCGGCTGGTGAGAACCAAGCATCCGCCACTGAATCCGTCTGAGCGCAGAGACCAGCGATATGACCACCGGCTCCGATATAGCGATAATCATCCGCATATTTGTCGTAGACCTTCAGCGCGGTGTTATTATACACTACATAGGATGTAGCTCCGGATACAGTTGCCTGAGCAAGAGTCACCCAGGTTTTTACTGCCGTTGTTGGAGTTGCGCCTGTTGACGCTACAATCGGAGGAGAAAGAAACGCAAGGGCGTCTTTCCGTCCAAAAGCAACAGAGGCTAATTTTGCTGCAATCGTTGTTTCGCCAGTGCTATCTGGAATTGCAAACAGAAGATTTACATCAACTGTTTCAGCATCCGCAAAATAATCCAGTGCAGTTACAATGTGTGCAGAAGTCACTGCAACATCCGTACCGCCCGCCAGCGTATAGGTAATAATTACCGATCCTGTCACGAAAGCGGCACCAGCAGCAGTTGCGGTGGAACCAATTTCAGTGAGTGTAGACTCATTAGCGAGTTGATAAATGTACTTCGATTGCGTATTTAAAACGGTTTTGTAATAATTACTTGTGCCATCTTCTTTCACGGCATCAGATGCCTGAGAGACAAATGCAAATGTTTCGAGGACAGTTCCAGCAGCACCCGACCAAATACCACTTCCGTCGATAACCGCAATATGCATTTCGTCCAGGCTTGAACCCTTCGATACAGCATAGTCTGAAGATCCAGGAGCAGCCGTGAATGAGCCAGCATAGGCCCAGGCAGCAAATGCTGCAGCGGCAGGACAGACCGAAACGATTAAACCGTTTCCAAGCGTGCCCGGGTATTTTGCACCCATAACGCCAACGGCGCCTGCGTTAGCATTATGTGAAGCCTCATATGCGGCAAAATTATTGATCTGTACGCCAGAATTGCCAGAAGCGCCTGATGTTGCATTTTTATATCCAGATGCAGCGCCTGCGCGAACGACTTTGAGCGAACCACTATACTTCAGGAATGAAGCAGCAGTAAGAAATGATTGTGATACTGAGACGTCAGTTTTTGGTGGAAGTCCGAATGTTTCAGCCAGTTCTTTTTCAGAACTCACTGTGCGAACTTCCTCAACTGGGCCCCAGCTAAAAGAACCTGCGTATCCACCAATACTGGTAGAGACTGCTGGTACGACGTTTGTTAGGTCAATTTCTTTGACCTGAACTCCTGGTGATACTAATGATGCCATGGTGCTTTATCCTCGTCAAATTTTTAAGTTATAAGGTTTAACATAATAAGAATAGTCATACTTCTATTTATAAATAGCGTGTTTTCAGAACAATCCTCCACCCACAGTTTCCCATGGAATGCCATCTCCATCAACTTCGTACTTCTTCGAGCGCTCCTCCATATCTCCAAGGCTTCCAACAGGCACAACATCTTCCTCAATCATCTGGAGTCTCTCTGAGTATAACATCGACTTAAGATCAATGTTTGCAATTGATGTAAAAATATCAGTTGCAACAAACCACGAAAAGATGACAAGAGTCATCACCGTATCATCGTGATTCCCATCAGTGGCCTCATATGATGATCCTACTGCAGAAAATGTACTGAGTTCCGAAATCATATCCGCATCCACTATCATAAGTTTCTTTTGTTCAATCAGGTCTTTGAGATTTGAGCAACCAATACGCTTTGTCTTCTTTGTGGTTGTGAGACCCAATGCACCGGTTTTCACGGTGGATTCAACATACATGTTTTCGTATTCAAGATCATAATATAATCCATTGCACACAACGGATCCTTGATCATTTGATTCCACCACGATATACGCACTGTTGTACATCTTCGCGCATTTATAGATCACATCCGGAAAGAGTAACGGAGACATCAGATTGCTTCGAAATGTTGCAACTGTCGTAAAGGGTTTCTCGGAAACATTAAAGACGGTAAAGGTTGAATAGTCCTGACCCCGCCCTTTTGCAACATCCACCGTCATCACGTAGTTATGTTCAAGGACGGGTTCCGCATATATCTTTACGCCATTGTTTGCTGAGAGCGGGTGTTCCGCCTTCATTCCCAAAAGATTCTCAGCATTGATCAGCGTCGTTCCTGTCCCATGAAAGCTGTTACTATACTCTTGGTCGAATTGCAGTGGTGATGTATTTGCAATCGTATCGGCTTTCCATTTTTCATCACGACCCGGAACATCCCACCAATCAACTCGAAGTGGTTTATACTGACTCACTCCCTGCACCGCGCTTTCCCAGAGCCGATGAAATACATTGCCCACACCATTCGCGGTGGATGTAATGATTACCTTTGTGGTTGTGCCCGAAGTAATAACTGGATACGTTGAGGTGTAGAATGTGCCTGCATTTTCAACGAAGGCGAACTCATCGAGAAAGAGTAAATTAACGCTGAGACCACGAATAGAAGAACCCGATGTTGCTGCAGCAAGAATCCGACTATTATTACTAAACTCAATTGATCCTTTATTTAATGCACGACATCCGGGCTGTAAAAAGAATGGTAGGTTTTCAAGTGCCAATGTCACACGTGCCAACATTTCACGAGCAGTAGAACCTTTATTTGCGAGCACCGCAATCGTTTTATCCGGAGAAAAGAGAGCATACCAAAGAATGTAAATGACGCTGGAGATTGACTTACCCGATTGCCGACATGCAAGAACAATCGAGAACCGATTTGCATTAAAATGATCAAACATTCTTTCCTGATATGCATAGGGCGTGAACGGCACTAGCCCTCGATCCAATGAGATTACCTTCACATAGGTCTTTGCAAAGTAAATTGGATCCTTCATGCACTTCAGATATTCAGAAACCTCATTCTGAGTAAACTGCTGCTGAACCCCGTCACGCTTCACGTTTGCGTTCCCTAAATACCCCATCTCTGCATTTTTAAGTTGCATTGTTTGTGGTATCAGTAATGTTCTTTTCTACAAGTTCCTTACGCAGATGTTTCTGAAGGTCGGTCACGGATCCAAGGAATAGGTTATTGTTTGTGACTCCGGCTGAAACGCCTTTCTCTTCCTTCTTAAGATCCTTTTTATTCTTCTGAAGTGACATTAGTTTATCCGTCATATCCGAAGTATTCTTTAACATGATGGATAATACCTCGAAGGCCCTTGGATGTTCCGACTGTAGCGCAAGCTCCATCATTCCATCAATTGCAGTGTTTGATTTATCCACAAGATCCTTATAGGTCCTGCGAGAAAATTCATAATCATCCTGAATCTCTTTTTCCTCCTTTGGCGGAGGTGGAATACTCGAAACTGGCACTGGAAGATTTCCTTCCAGGCTCTTAAGTAATTTTTCGCTTTTTTCAGTTGTCATAATAAAAAAGCCTTAAATCACGTATTTAATTCGTCAAATCCAAAATCAGTTTCAGTTTGAACAACTGTAAAATTTGTCGGAGTGTCTTCAATCGAAGATACCGTGGTGTGTATGAGCACGCCCGGGGTGTCTGTAATCTTATTTGTATTGAGATTAATATCAGAAATACGAATTAATGCCCTCTTTGTGACGGGTCCATAGAAGCGAACGCGCGTTTCAAAGTCCAGCGTGTAGACAATTGCACGGCGCGTCATTGCATCACCCTCGTAGTCATCCGTCATTGTAACTGAATTAAGCACAAAGGGAATATCAGTTGTGATATTGACGCTCTCCACCTCGGTAATTGTCACGGTATAATCGGGCTGAAAATACGGCAATATTTGCTCTGTGATTTGAAGAGCATCATCCTGATTTTTTGCCATAATACTCAACTGAAAGTTAATGCGATATGGAGCAAATGTACGAAGATTGTGTTTGATGGATGAATCATTTGCATCGATTGAACCAAGAGTGTTATTTCGATTGATCTTCGTAGTAGCATCGTATGTCATGCTTGTAATTTCAAATGACATACGAGGAAGCTTCATTGCAATCTTATCATCATCCACCAAGTCTTTCTGAGCATCAAGACGCATCAGAAACTTACTCTTTGGACCATATGCAAGAGGCACACGCGTGCTATGAATTACCTTCGAGGTTTGATCTTTACGAACAACATTAATGTTATTGAATAAAGTACCAAACACCGAAACAATTCGGCGAATGTGCCCGTGATAAAAATGTCCCGTCAACATAAATTAAGTGACTGCGCCTTTTAACACAAGGAACTGTAACACCGGAGTTTCGCTGGCTGAAATCGTTTCCGAGACATTACGAATAGTAATTAGTGCACTGCCCGCGGCGGATGACACGGCAATGTTATAAAGCCCGAGTGTTCCACCCGTTGCATGATTCACCACGAGCATATCACCCGCAGCCACCGTTGAATTTGTGAGTGTAAAAGATGTGGATGTATTTGCCGCAAGCGTTGTAGGAAACAACGTGATCGTTCCACATAACTTATTGAGTGTCACACCCGTGGTGCGAGATGTTTCCTGAGTGATAGCGCCACCATTGCCCGCGGCATATCCAATTGGAAGACTCAGAGCATATAGCTCTGTAAAATTGGTATTTGCCTTTGTGAAAGCTGTGCGCAGAGGATCGCCCGTTTTATCATTTGCGCTTGATCCGATTAAAATTGTTTGTTTTGCCATAAATGTAGTGGTGTTTAGAAAGTATCAGCCGTAAAGAGGGATGAGTCTGCACTGATTCCGGAAGAATCGGCACGATAGGAAAGAATTGTGAATGGAAGCACCGTTGTACTAAATCCGATTTCGCCAAATGGGTTCGTTTCGCTGAAGTCAATAATGTCTCCTGCATCCTTCTCAAACGCGTAATTCTGTGCGCCTTCACCCGAGGTGAATGTTTTATCCGCACTTGCAGTATCGATATCGAATTTCGTGAGAATACTCCATTGAGCTCCACTCGTGAGACCAATGAGTTTAAGAGCATCGCTTGATCCCACAGTGAATTCACTAAATTCTCCTGTGTTCGAACGAATTTCTCCAAGGAAGATAAGAATTCTGCTATTAGGATCTCCTTTGATTTCGTGTTCCAACTTTAGCACCTTTGCGGATATTTCAACCGCAGTAGTTGTCGTTGTGGCAGGAGACAAAACCTGTTTTACTGTTTCACCAATTTGAAACGTAATTGAATTTGATGATCCAACAGCAAAGCAATATGCTGCGGCAAATTCATTCTGAATATTGTCAATTTCATCAATGCCCGTGGAGATGTCTTCATTCGAGTATTCAAACAACTCGCATTGAAGTTTATAGACGGGAAGTTTATCCAATTGATAGAAAGGAGACTTATGTTCAACAAATTTAATTTCAAAGAAAGAACGTGTGAGAGGAAGATAGATTAGGTCTCCTTCATTCGGGCGATCCCCTATAATTTCATTATTATATACGCCAACTACTTTCTCCCAGCGTTTACGCGAGACGACGAACGTCGCCTGATCTCGAATCTGAAGACCGAACTTTGTAAAAAGCGTGCCATCTCCGTCGAAGCCATCAACATTTTCAAGATACATTTCAATGATGTAGGCATCGCTGAATTTAGATTCAATATCCTCATTCAGGATTAAATCTCTTGAGGCCATTGTTCTCGGAATATAATAGACATCATGTCCATATATCGAGAGACCCTCAATCACTAGGTTTTCGTAGAGTTCAGCCTCGCTCCTTGCGCCCTGAGAAAAATATACAGATCTAGCCATAGCAATATATTAGCCAATCATGAAATCCACGGGCAGAGAAGAATTGTAGACGATGTCTGTTTCCAGTGCAAGAATTTCTGCGTTTGCATCATCCACCATTTTCGTGCCATTCAGTGTGACTCCACCAGGCAATACCATGCCTTCAAATTTTGACATATTCTGACCCCACTGACGCTTTAAGAGAGCCGTGGCATATCGCTTTAGAAATTTATCATTATATACCTTTGCGAAGGCAGCCTCGTCAACTGTTTCATAACCTTCAACAACGAGATAATCATTCTGAACCACAGTGGTCCAGTCAATATCAATCTTGAGACGTGACATATGACGGTTGAATCTCACCGCGGGAGTTCCATTTAACAGTAGATCCAGACTCTCGAGATACTGCCGAGTCTCTACATAATTGGCTAATGCACCCGCATACTGTAGATCGTACAAATCGTTTAAATGCACCTGATACCGAGCCGAAAACATTCCGGAAGAATTCGATGAATTGTTCGTGAGGGGAAACAGCCGAGTCACATAGAGCATGGACTCGGGAAGAGTGATATATTGATTCGAAATATCCTGAGCAGAAAGCTGATGCTTCTTGTATATTTTGATGATTGCATCATGATGATATTCGCGAAAGAACTGAAATGCCTCATCAATTCTATCACTCACCTGATCATCATCAACGTTAATTTCAAGAACGGGGGCTCCCAGAGCTCGAAGACAGTAATCAATAAGAGTCTGACGTGTGTTGGGTACGGCCATAGATCATCTATTTATATCTTTCTCACCACTTGCCAATAGGGCATTTAAGAGCCTTAAACCGAGCCTTTGTCTCCATAAAACACCCACACTTCATACACCGAGAACCGTGCCAGTGTTCACACATTCCACAGATTTTAAGCCTTTGCTCGACTAATTCTGCTGTTGACAGAATGTCATTGATGCCGCTTTCATCAAATATCTTCTTTGTGTCCGCCATGAGGCTGGCGATCTGATCCGTAAGAGGAGGAAACTGATTCATAATATATCATTATTTATGTGCGATGGATTGAACGAGTAATTTTAACTCCTCGATCTGAGATTGCTGTTCTTTGATTGCCTCAATGAGAAGTGCGGTAATACTTCCGTAATCAACCGAAAGAGTAGATTCTTTTGTTTCAAGATCAACATTATCTAAAACAACTTCCGGCAATACTTCACGAATTTCTTGAGCAATGACACCAATTCTTCTTGTATTTGTTTCGTCAGATTTTTTTGTATAATATACACCCCTCAATTGATTAACCTTATTCAGAGCACTATCAATTATAATGATATTATTCTTTAATTTAAGATCGGAATATGCAGTAACATTTCCTCCGGCGACTAAATCTCCAGCATGCCACGCATAACCATCAGCACGAAATCTGTGATATAAGTTTCCAGAAATGTCTCCGCAACCATAACCCACACAGCTATTTCCGTAAATTCTAAATTCTTCGTTTGAATCATCGTTTAATTGCAATTCGAGCCAACAATCATTGCTGGCATTTTCAATAAATCTCAAACAATAGGGGTCGGAAGAAGTTGATCCTCCAGTAGTTCTAAAATTAATTCTATTCACCCCAATTGGATTTGAATAGAATGTATTTGTGCCTGTCCAGGTATTATTATTTGCTAGAATAGTAGCACCAGAAGTACCTTGAGCTCCTGTCACACTTGTGCCAATCGTGCCTTGAGCTCCTGTCACACTTGTGCCAATCGTGCCTTGAGCTCCTGTCACACTTGTGCCAATCGTGCCTTGAGCTCCTGTCACGCTTGTGCCAATCGTGCCTTGAGTACCTTGAGCTCCTGTCACGCTTGTGCCAATCGTGCCTTGAGTGCCCTGAGAGCCCGTCACGCTTGTGCCAATCGTGCCTTGAGTGCCCTGAGAGCCCGTCACGCTTGTGCCAATCGTGCCTTGAGTACCTTGAGCTCCTGTCACGCTTGTGCCAATCGTGCCTTGAGTGCCCTGAGAGCCCGTCACGCTTGTGCCAATCGTGCCTTGAGTACCTTGAGCTCCTGTCACGCTTGTGCCAATCGTACCCTGTGCACCCGTCACGCTCGTACCAATCGTACCCTGCGAACCAGTGGATCCAGTAATTCCCTGTCGCCCCTGCGTGCCTTGAATTCCTTGAGCAGCATATGCTCCGTCAATACCTTGAACACCTTGTATGCCTTGAATTCCTTGAAGACCCTGAATTCCCTGAGTGCCTTGCGTTCCTTGTACTCCCTGTAGTCCCTGAATGCCCTGCGTTCCTTGTGTTCCTTGTAATCCTTGAATACCCTGAGTACCCTGAGTTCCTTGTAATCCTTGAATACCCTGAGTACCTTGCGTACCCTGAGTACCTTGCAATCCTTGAATACCCTGAGTACCTTGCGTACCCTGAGTACCTTGAATGCCCTGTGTGCCTTGAGTACCCTGCAATCCTTGTGCACCTTGAATACCAGTGATGCCCTGAATGCCCGCGGTACCAGAAAGATCGTTTACAAAAATATAAGTTGCTCCATCCCAAAGATACAGTTTTGAATTATCCGCATCTTGAACATTCGACGTATTAATAAGAGCAAACTGTCCCGCCACAATACCCGAGGGCGATGTGTCAGCAGTCAATGCTGCAACTGAAGCATATGTTCTTGCAACTGTAAATGCGAGTCCTGTTGTGCCCTGAGCTCCTTGAATACCAGTGATGCCCTGCGTACCTTGCGTACCCTGAATACCTTGAATGCCCTGCCGACCCTGCGTTCCCTGTGTACCTTGTGTACCCTGCGTTCCTTGTGTTCCTTGAACACCTTGAGTACCCTGAATTCCAATTCCCGCAACGATAAGTGCCTGCTGAGCTTTAATTGCCTCAACGAGAAGAGGCACAACTCGACCGTATTCTACCGTGAGATAATTGTCGCCCGACACTGAATATGTAGTACCATTTTCATTATACTCTTCGTCAAAGTCTGCGCGAATGACTGCCTGAGGAAGCACGCCCTGAACCGCCTGCGCAATGAGGCCAACTTGTGGTGTCGTCGTATCAATATCAATTCCACTTCCCGCAGGAATTAAACCATTATAAGTGAGACCCTGCAGAGCTAGAACCTTGTCGATCGGCGTTCCGATTGCTGCAAAATTTGTCTTGAGACGACTATCCGAGTAGTCTTTATTAGTGTGAGTAGGCTTTGTCATACAATAGAGCGAGTGCACTCCATATTGTTAAGTTATTTCCACCCAATTGACGATAGACTCATCCCATTTATATCGTTTATCCGTACCTCGAGGTAAAGGAATGGGTGCTATCCAGTTACAAGTTTCTTCATCTAGAATCCAACTTGAAAATAATTTAGGCGGAATAAACGCGTCTCTTCCTGCATCGTACGTTGATCCAATAAGAGCATAATTTTTACGAAACGGAGTACCACCCTTCATATGTTTTCCAGCTAGTGTGTTATACGATGTTTGAATCCACGTACCTTCTAATCCAAGCTGCGTCGTAATAAAATTGAGTGCTTCATTTTCTTGAGCGTTATCAACTTTAATGACCTGAGTAACCTTATTGTTAGAATCTATTTGTGCAAAGTGTGCCATAAAATTTTTACCATGAAATCATTACCCAACCAGATCCACCGTTTCCACCAGAACACCAACCGCCTCCGCCGCCTCCGCCACCACTCCCCCACATGTCAAGACCAGCTTCGCCAGGAAAATCTGTAGAATCGTTTGCATTGTGACCGCCTCCACGTCCACCACCACCCGCTGCGCCGCCGCCCCCGCCCCCCTGAGAAACGTATCCTAGATATGTGCCAGTATTTAAATCTGAACCACCACCTCCACCAGCTCCGCCGCTGTGACCCATCCAACGATTACCATCGCCACCATTTCCTGCGCCGTAATATCCATTTTGATCACCATTGCCACCCGCGGTAGTAACTCCGCCACCGCCTCCTGCGCGCCATGGTCCGCCAGAATAATTACCACCACCATATCCTTGTGATCCTGATCCACCAGATTGATTTACGCCACCACCGCCACCTCCACAGCCCGAAGTACTATTTCCACCAGAATAAGTTCCACCACCACCGCCACCACCATAGGCAACATATCCTCCAAATGAAACATTACTACCGTTTCCGCCAGAGTTTGAATTACCGTTTCCACCGCCGTATCCACCACCACCGCCACCACCGATAGAAATGCTTATAGCGCTACTCGGTGTAACGCCAACAGTTCCATATACAATACCGCCTCCACCGCCTCCACCACCGATATGCGAACCGCCTCCCCCACCACTTCCAACAACTGCAATCGTGACAGATGAAACATATGAAGGAACATTAAACGTTCCTGAGCTCGTGAAGAATTGACTTCCTGGAGTATATGCAGATTTACCCCGCAAATCATTCATCGAGATCGTTCCACTCGCAACACCCGCAAGGGCACGAACCGCCGCCTGATTCAGTGAAATGTTTGCGTTTGATGCAAGACTGAGCTCAGTATTTACCTGAGACATTGAAATTGTGCCTGTAGGAAGTGCCATGACGACTCAACAATACTGAAATTAAGGAGTAGCAGGTGGTGTATCGCTGCTAGGAGGACTCCATGGGAATTTGCCATCCTGAACTTCAGTGATCGGATTCTTTTTAGCATCAATCTGCTTTTGAATCTGCTCATTGACGTGCGCCTCGTAACCGTCAATTACGCGTGATTTTATCCAGTTCAGAACCTGTGTTTCTGTGAGGTCCTCGAACTTTGCAAAAGTCGCAGGATCCGCATCAGCCTCAGGCGTGAAGGGAGTTGCTCCGGAGAATTCACCAACCTCGCCATCCGAGTCGGTTCCGATTTTTTTCCAATAAGTCTGGCAGACAAAGTCGTCGAATGTTCCGACAGCCATCTTCTTCAGACTTGTGAGTTTCCATGTGTATGTAATTGCCATTGTAGTGTTATTTATGTTGCTGGAGTCCAGGGCATTTTATCCGACGTCACACATCCTGTGCTAGAAGGTGTTAATTGATGTTGAATTGAGGAGAGAATCTGAACGTCAATGAATGTTTTTTGTTCCTCGGAGAGATCCGATTTTACCCATTCAAGAACCTGTGCTTCTGTGAGTTGATTCAGTGGAGTAAATCCACTATCAGCAATTGCACTTACGTTGAATCGCGTCACTCCGGGATATCGGCCAGCAATGCCATCCTCATTCGTGCCAGTCTTTGACCAGTGAATCTCATTGACGGCATTTGTCAAACCTGCAGCCGATGCGGTGTGCATCATATCAATATTCCAAGTATATGTAATTGCCATAAAATTATTTATTCTCTAATTTATTCAGACGATCCATGAGGATTGCCATTTGTTCTTTGAGTGATACAACTTCCTTTGCAAGTTCCACCGCAGAAGCCATAGCTGCGTTGCCGTAGGCTACAGAAAGCGTTTTAAAATCATCTGTCGCTTCGATAACCGCTTCTGGAAGTAGAGGCTTTAATGATTGAGCGGAAACGCCAACTTGACGAAGTTTTTCGCCATCAATACGGGTATAGGTACCGACCTTTACCTTGGCAAGTTGTGCAACGTAATTCTTTGGAAGATCGGCCCAATCTTTCTTTAGACGTTCATCTGAATATGCTGTTACGTTGCTTGAAGCCTTGATCGAATAAGCCATACACGAACCGAAGCCACCGTTAATCGCAACAATCAATCCGTGCGAATCCAAGTTACCAGCGATGCCACCGGCATTTGGGTGCGACCACGCAATACCGTAAAGATTGTTAATGCCGCCACCAGCAGTTGTTTTATAACTGTCGCCCATCGCAAAAACCAACTGGTAGATGGTTGAATCGTATAGACCGACGACTCCGTAGCCGTAATTATTTGCTACATAGGAATAGCCGCCGTTTACGCTTAAAGAACCGTTAGCAACAAAAGAACCTACTCGCATGGCTGTGTATCCTCCGCCCGCAGACCACCCTAAGGTTGAGAACCAATTATCGGTATCAAGACCAAAGTGAGCGCCGTACGCACCTTCACGGTGAAAAGAAATATTGCAGGCTCCGCTGCCAGCGTTGTTCACCTCAATCTGTGAAGAATTACCAGTGCCCAGTGAAATACCAGATGCTCTTGGACGAACACGATTAAAATCAACATTGTTACCTGATCCAACGCTTTGGTTAATCGTGTAGGCTGTAATATTGGCCGCATTGCCGCCGATATTTCCAGTGACTAGCGAACCGGGAACAGATCCCCAGGTTAAAACTCCATTTGCAAATCCCCATTGCCAAGTATTGTTATTTATGTAAGAACCTTGATATGTACCATTCCACATCAATGTGCTGCTATAATCAGAGAAATTGATACCGGAATATCCATTGTTATTTCCACTAATTGAAATAGCCCCATACGAACCTTGATTGATGCCATCAGTTCTTACTTGAGAAAACGTACGTTGAGATGTTGTTGCAGAATTGCCGGAGGTACTATCAGATATACGGGCAGAATCTACTCGAACGCCATATGTACTACTGCCATTCCAACCCATGATTGTTGGATAAGTTCCAGTCCATGCATTAGCCGAATTTGTATTATTCACGCTAGCACCGTTTGGAGCCGTACTATTTGAAGCATCAAAAAGAACATGGTTATTGCCATAATTTTTCCAACTAATCATATTTGCAACAGCCTGAGTGCGAAGCGATGCCCAATTACTAGAATCTCCAGAAAGAGTTGTAGCAGTCGTAGCAGTCGCAGCATTCCCCTGAAAATTACCACTGTTATCAATATACGATACATCCGTACCGTTTCGTCGGAATTGAACAATACGATCTGACGAACTGTCTGCAACGATGTACCAGCGATTTGCATGATACTGAATTTTTCCTTCGGCTCCCGGATCGCCGTCCCAATTTGAAGCCGCGGCAGAACGGATACTATTATTTGTAATTCTGAATGTGCCAGTCATTGTTCCACCGGATAACGGTAATGCAGTTGCAGCACCCGAAGTTCCCTGCGCTCCCGTCACACTTGTGCCAATTGTTCCCTGAGCACCAGTGCTACCAGTTGATCCTGTATTGCCAGTTGTACCCACAGCTCCCTGAGCACCAGTCGATCCTGTATTGCCAGTCGTACCCACAGCTCCCTGAGCACCAGTCGATCCTGTATTGCCAGTTGTACCAGTAATACCTTGACGTCCCTGAATGCCCTGTGTTCCCTGCGTACCTTGAATACCCTGAATGCCCTGCGTTCCTTGTGTGCCCTGAATACCCTGTGTTCCCTGCGTTCCTTGTGTGCCCTGAATACCCTGAATGCCTTGTGTTCCCTGAGTACCCTGAGCACCATTAGATCCTACAAATCCTGCAGTGCCCTGAATACCTTGAATGCCCTGTGTTCCTTGAGTTCCCTGCGTACCTTGGATACCCTGAATACCCTGTGTTCCTTGAATGCCCTCATTGATTGCATTCCAGATCGTGCCATTGAATTTCCATCGTTTGCCCGATGCATTGACGTATATCTGATTGACACTTGCTGGTGTTGGAAATTGTAATGCCATGGTATTATGTACTATTTATTACTGCAAATTATGGAGTAGTTGGTTCAACGACTCGAAGAGGTTCCACAATCACTCTACCATTTGAATCGGTCCATGATGTATCGATCATATGAGGATCTTTTCTTTCGCCAATGACCATCCAGGAAATATGATCGGTACACGCAGAATCCTGCGCCTCAATTGTTAAAATATTGCCAGCCACAGAACCTCTCACATGATTCCAGCCAGACTCATTTGTTGTGAAGCACTGCACATTTCCGCACAGCACATTAAACGTTCCTTCCGTCATTGTTGCAGCAGTATCAATATTGACCAATGAGAGACCATTCACCAACTGAGTTTTACCACGATATATTAGATCAGCAGTTGGACCTTCAATAAAGCTATGCACTAAATCATGGGTGGCTGATTTAGATGGCAGCGGATGTGCAATTTTAAAACTTCCCGATGATTTAGATAAAGCACCGCTCACGGATGCACCACCGCTATACACGTTGAATTTATTTGATCCGTTTGGAACCTGAAAAAAGATATTACTACCAGCTTTAAGATATAAATTATTCGAATCGCCTCCGATAATTTCACCACCATTTATTTGGTAATTACTACCATTTACTGTACCCCCGCTAAATGAACCTGTTGCACCAGTTGCTCCCTGTGGTCCTGTTGCGCCAGTTCCTCCCTGTGGTCCTGTAGCGCCAGTTCCTCCCTGTGGTCCTGTAGCGCCAGTTGCTCCTGTTGCACCAGTTGATCCTACTGCGCCTTGAGCACCGTTCGTACCGTTACCGCCTGTTGCACCTGTTCCTCCCTGTGGTCCTGTAGCGCCAGTTGCTCCTGTTGCACCAATTGTGCCTTGAGCACCGTTCGTACCGTTACCGCCTGTTGCACCAGTTGATCCTACTGCGCCTTGAGCACCGTTCGTACCGTTCGTACCGTTACCGCCTGTTGCACCAGTTGATCCTACTGCGCCTTGAGTCCCGTTCGTACCGTTAGAACCAGTAATACCCTGGCGTCCTTGAATACCTTGAATACCTTGAATACCTTGCGTGCCTAATGTTCCCTGTGAACCTGTAGTTCCTTGAGCACCAGTTGTACCTACAGTGCCTTGTGCACCTGTAATTCCTTGTAATCCTTGAATACCCTGAGTGCCTTGTGCACCTGTAATTCCTTGAAGACTTTGAATACCTTGAATGCCTTGAATGCCCTGAAGTCCCTGAGTACCTTGTGTACCTTGTGCACCTGTAATCCCTTGTAATCCTTGAATGCCCTGAATGCCTTGCGTGCCTTGAATACCCTGAATGCCTTGCGCACCTTGAATGCCTTGGATACCCTGAGTTCCTTGTGTGCCCTGAATTCCTTGCACTCCCTGAATTCCCTGCTGACCCTGAATGCCTTGTGTTCCTTGAAGACCTTGCGGTCCTTGCACGCCCTGAATACCCTGAAGTCCAACCGCACCACCATTCACCGCATCCCATGCGGTACCGTTCCATTTCCATGCACGAGTGCCGTAGATGTAGACTTGATTTAATACGGGTGCGGGAGACTTTGGAAATGAAATGGCCATAGTATTATGTGCTATTTATACTACCTCCGACTATAACAGAAAGGTCAGAATGCCAGCTGTAATCAACAGGAGCCCCGCCCACGCACCCAGAGCTTTATAGTAAGTCTTTACGGGTGTTCCAAAATACCGATTGCCAATCATTACGCATTTGTGCATTGGGCTTAGTAAATAACCTGCAAAGTCCAAAGCAAAGAACCAAAGGAAGTATTGCACTCCAAAAACCTGAGACATAATGACGGCAATTGCAATGAACTTTCCGGAACTACCCATTAAAAGACTCGAGGTAAATCCGATTGCAGAAATGATTGTCATACCCAATAGAGTATGCGGATCCAATATGGAAGTCTTTAACATGTTTTGCCATGCCGAGTCATAGGACTTCATATAGTTGCCGAGAACAATGACAGCGCCCACCCATGCCAGTACATCCCAACGAACATAGCCCAATAGTTTCTTCATGTTCCATTGTTGGCTAATGAACATATAATATAACGTTAGGAAACCAAAACACGCAATCATCCATCCGCTATTATAGATGTAGGCTCCGATGGCAATAAACATCGGCAGCACATTTCGAGTTACTGAGGAGACTTTAAAATCACTTGAGGGTATAATAATCTGCTCATCATGAACCTGCGACCAAATGTACCAGGAAATAAACAATAGGCTTACAATCAGTAAGGGTGCAATCATTCCCAACCACGCGGCATATGTAAGACCAAATGCTGCAATCGGAAGTATGACAGTCTTTTCTAATGGAGACCATAGGTAATAGTGATGGGTCGCAAGGTAATCCACGATGCCCAACTTTTCTCTTCCCGGACCCTTTTTAGGAGCCACCGTATCCAGTAATCCTGCGGATACGGTGACACGACCTTCGATCGGTAGAATACCACCAATGGCACTTAGAATCACTACAACAAACTTATTACTACGAAATGTATTTCTAATGTACGCAAATGCTGAACTAAAGAGCCTATACTCTTTCGCAAGACCCGCCGTAATCATAATAAAGAATATCATCCATAGATAGGAAATATCCTTTAGTAAGACATTCGTAATAAAGTCCATATTAGAACTTCCATGCAAAGATGATCAATGATCGGCTGTCGTAGCCGTCCTTCACAACGCGTGGCATATACTCGAGACTGATATGAGCATTTCTGTTTAATTTGTATTGAAGATTTGGTCCGAAATAGAGTTCATGAGACGTGCCTTCATAATCATTGTAACGGTACATCGAACTGAGACCCAGGGTGAGATGCCGAGTCATGACCTTACCAATGCTTACGGTCGCTGCATATTCGCGTTCCTGATCCGCTTTTGAACTTGCAAGGTTGGCTTCGTAGATCAAATTCAGACCCCAGATATAATCCGTCTTTCCGATACGGTCGCCTAATAGAAGTTTTGGTTCAATACCCTGGCGACCATTAATTAATTTGTGTTCAAAATAAAGGGTCGGATTGCCGAATAGATTGCCCCAATCCGCAAGAGCATAGCGGACTTCCCAGCTAAAACCTCTCCATGTAAATTTACGGTTGGTTGATGGACCGTCATAGAGTGTATGAGCATAAAGATCCAGCTCGAGGCGGTGACCAAGACCAAAGGCAAATTCATCACGCATACGAATCAATGCGGGTCCGTTCTGACGGGCTCTTACATCAAACCATTTTTCGTACATGACGGTACCGGGAGGTGTCATGACATACACTCGGGTACTTGGAAATTTACGAGTAAGTGTCCATTCTGGCTGGTTATACTCCCCCGTTGTCTCAAACTGAGAAAGCCTTTTACCCGTCACAGTGAAGGTATCAAGCTGTTGTGCATTCGCGATGCTGAATAATGTTAAGAATACTAATAGTTTTTTCATATTGGTTTATTTATTGGTTTATTTATTACTGCGATATAGAATCCATTCCACCACATTGTTGCGTCTTCCGCTTCATTCAGAAGAATTTTATCATATAGAATTTCAAAGCCTGCTTCAGCAATACCTCTTTTAGCACCATCAACAACGCCATCCCAGTTGGCATCATCAAAGATTAGGACTGCTTCATTTGCAAATTTATCCGCAAAGTATTTTACCGCAAGGTAATTCATCTGCTCACTATGGTCAGCGTCATAGAAGAATAGATCAATTTCACCCAGATCATTCTTGTCAACCTTGAGAAAATGGCTATCAAAGACCTTGATCGAGTTGTTGCCTTTAAACGTCTTTGCATTCTCAATGAATTTCTCCTTGGAAGATTCAAAAGCAATAGTACCATCTGCCGACTTGGTTTGTTCTCCCCAGTGATCCACAGCATAGGCTTTTAGATTATTGTCCTTGATCGTGGCACAGAATGTACCGCCATTTAGAACACCAACCTCAAGATATGTCTTTGAGATTTTACCAAGTCCATTTAGAAACTGGCGCATTTTGTCCGAAGTGATTCCCTTTACGGTATCTCCAATCGGCTGGTTCACGGTATCAATCAGAAGCTGGGCAACCTTTTCAACTTTCTTATTGTTCTTGTTGCCTTTAGCCTTCCACACTTTGTTACAATAGTCGCAGTCCCAGCAATCAAATTTACACGTCTTAATTTTCTCTCGCCATATGTTAATGGGCTTGTCAATGAGGTTTGACTCCTCGAGATATGAATTGAATCCATCAAACAGAACCTCTTCGTTATTTGCGAACCTACGAATGATGTCCATCGTCTCGTTCAGACGGTTGCTGTTTTCACGCCCGTGCATCTTGATGACGTCGATACCAAGATCCAGAAACTCAACCCAGTCTTTTCTCCAGGGTGGGAAATTGGCATTTTTTAATTGAGTTGCCGATTCTTCCGTGTGCCATTTTGGGCAACTCACTCGACTAATAGGGTCCGTAAAGTATTGAGTTCCCGTGGTGGTACGAGTATTGTTGAATTGATAGTGTTCATCCATTACAGGACAACCACCCACGCAACCTTCATTTGCCAAGAGAGATAGTTTAATTCCGTACTTGTCCTTGACTCGTTTAATTTCTTTGAGTCTGTCGTGATCTCGCATGAGAACTCGGTCGAGATTTACATAGTTAAATCCAGCCTGTGCAAGATTCGCAACATCACGGGGTTCCTTAACGGCACGGAGAATGGTATTCTTTACAAATAACTCGGGAAAGTGATGCTTGATTTGCTTTGTGAGAAGCCAATGGGTATGAGGAAGTGTGCACGAACGCACGCCAGCATCATAGAGCGGCTTGAAGTTCTTGATCCATAGCTCCAGATTCTTTTGATCGGGGCGTACCGAAGTGTTGTTGAACGTTGCTGAGATAGGAATTCCAGTCTCCGCTTGAACGTGCAACGCAACATCAATTGCAAAAGCGTGATCCTCTTTTTGAAGGAACACATCTCCCATTGCATCTTGTAGGAATGGATCTATCCTACAGGTAAAGTAAATATCATAAATGTAGTCCTTATACTCCTTACAGAAGGATAGGAATGTATGGAACTGCTTTTCTGATAGTTTAGGATTAAGCGGTATGCTAAATATCTTCACTTTGGACTTTGCTTTCCAGCTTCAGTTGATCATCCGCAAACTGATCAATATATGATATAGTGCTATCGCCCGACATTCTTAATTGCGCCATGGCTTCATTGCCAATGGCATCAATACCCTTACCCAATGCGCCATTGTATTTAATGGCAAGAGAGATGGTCTGAGTGGCTTCTTCCAATGGCATCATGAGGATTGAATCCATATTACCCTGACTGATACGGCCGATAGTGTTTAAATCCATTGCAGCCTGCTTTGCCATTCTCGTAACCCAGTAGTTCTTTTCTTCGTGCTCGTTATGGTTCTTATATTCCTGAAGAGCTTCCATGCTCGGAACAGCATCACGAATCATCTGAGTAAAAAGGCTAATTTCATTCTGACACATACGTTCTTTCTTGTCGTACATGTGAATATCCCACTCGGCTTGCTGAAGTTCTACCTTTAAAAGTTCTTGCTTTAGATCGTCGCTTTCATTCAGAATATCCCGTTCAAGGATTTTCTTTTCAATGATTCGAGTCTGGCGATTTCTCTCGATCTGTTTCTTCATACCAATACGAGTATCCAGCTCAATCAGAGCCTGACGTACTCTACGGTAGTTTGTTACCTGAGAATTGACCACGAAGTATCGAGACTGAAAGTCCGACATACCCAGTGAATTCTCACACTCATCCACAAATTTTAAAATTTCATCATCATTCATATAGTAAATAATTTAAACTAACGGTTAGAACTGAACATCAAAGATAACTTTATTTATACGCACATTTCTTTCGTCATTCCAGAGACCTTTTCTTTGAGCAAGGTCTTTGCACATTTCAATACCCAGAATTGCTTCACGAGCCTCAACAATTTCATCAATCGTAGTGAGGGCATCAACGGTTGCTTTAAGTTCAGCATGTCTTTCTTCCGAGTGCTCGGGTCTTGGATTTCCATGGAGGTCATATTCGCCAAGCTGTCTGCACGCCATTTCCTCATCAAGGTGGAAATGGAACGCCTTTTTCATTAAAGAAATTGTGGCTGCTTCTAATTCTGGAGTTATGTAGACTTTGGTCTTTCTTTTACCGTTTGCCAATTCATCTGCATCCGGTTCTAGACCCTCGCTATCGGAATATGCTTTTCTATAACCACGGGTCTCACCATAGAATTTAGTTGCCTGTGTTGCTTCTAATTCTGTGATTTCCATAAAGGAAATTTGATCGGGGTGAGCGGTAAGCTGTTCCAATACGCTATCAGAACTTGCTTTAATAATATTTAAATTATCGACACAGGTAATGTTTTTCATACCCTCAATCTGAGGTATGTAACGATAGAATTTTGTGATAAAGTATTTGTCCATTTGAATTTATTTATAAACTTTAAATTGAGGTTCCCATAACACCACCCAGCAATGTAGAACTGCCAGTGGCACAACATCCGGAAGATGCTCCACCGTGACCCTTTGGCTGACCATCCGAACCAAGAGCAACGCAGGAATCAGTTAGGTATGATGTTTTTGTGGAATTATTTGTTTGTGCCGCACCGTTATATGAACCTAGAGTATAACCCCAATCCTGACCGATCTGACAGTTTTCCTCACCGCAATTTTCAGGTCTTGCCATAGTAGATATTTGGGCTCCTGTAGTATCATTAAATTTATAGAAGGTAGCCGAACCTTCATAACCTCCAGTTGAACAATAACCCACTCCGCGCTTGCTCGAAAGACCCTTTGGCTGTCCAGAATTTCCGGTAAACGCGGATAGAACGCCAGTCGTCCATGTTTCCGTTGAAAAATCCAAAGAAGAAGAATCACCGTAACATGCAACGATACCTTTGTACTGGCCAAAGAAACCAGTAAGACCATTTGCATAACCTGCATTTCCTACTACTCCCGAACTTCCCACGCTTCCTGCAGCCAACATTGAATCGGTTATTGTGGAAAATTTATCAGTCGTTGCCGAACCTCCGCCCGTAATATAAATTGCGGTAAGACCCGGGCTCATTAGCGTCTTTAAATTCTGTCTGGAAGTCTTTAGATCCCAGGTACTTGTTCTACTTCTGAGTGTTTCGGTGATCATGCTCATTGATGAAGTTATGACGCTGCTGCCTTGAAAGGTACCGCTCATATTAAAAGCATATGAATTAAAATCACTGAATCCGCCATCAATGTAATTTGCCACATAATCCATCATATCACCAAGGTTCACGGTGGTATCGGTAACATGAACGGTTCTATTTGTATTTCTCCAAAGTGTAGAACTCTGATAACCGCAATGCATATACCCGCGAGTATAGATGGTACGGTAGAGAAAGGTATTGTTCCATGGATTTGGATCTATAAAGCTTCCATTTGATGCCCAACTATAACCACTATAAGTGTACATTCTGCCATTTGAATTGACATAACGAGTACCCGCTGTGGGAGAGGCTGGAAAGCTAAGTTCAGCCATATTAGATTGAAGTTCCCATCACGCCACCAAGTAGTACACAACTGCCCGTTCCGCAAGCGCCCGAAGACATGCCACCGTGTCCTTTCGGTTGACCCGCGGAACCTAGTGCAACACCCGAATCGGAAGTATAATATTGTTTCACGCTATTGTTATTTTGAGTACCATTGTATTGTCCCAGTGTATAACCCCAATCCTGACCGATCTGACAGTTTTCCTCACCGCAACCATCAGGGCGAGCAAAGGATGATATTTGTGCACCAGTAGTATCATTAATTTTGTAATATGTAGCACTGCCGTTATATGTTCCCGTAGCATTATATCCCCAACCATATTTACTTGAAAGACCTTTGGGCTGGCCATCAGTACTTGCTGCAAGTGCCCAGCTTGCCGCTGTCCAAGATTCTGTGGCCCAATCTAAAAATGCCGATGCACTACTTGCGCCAATGAGACCTTTATACTGACCAAAGAATCCACTTAGACCACCAGCAGTTGATCCGCCAGTCTGCCCATTTGCAGCAGCAGAACTTGCAGCCAACATTGTATCTGTTATTGTTGAAAATTTATCAGTAGAAGAAGATGCACCACCAGTAATATAAATTGCGGTGAGACCAGGATTCATAAGGGATTTACAGTTGGACCGAGATGTTTTTAATTCACGGGTCGCGCTATATGCCTTTACGGTTTCCGTAATCATGTTCATTGAAGATACATAAACAGAAGTGCCACCTACTGCGCCAGAGTCATTAAAAACATATGTATTATAATCGCTGAATCCACCGTCAAGGTACGATCCAATATAATCCATCATGTCGCCAAGATTTGCAGTCGTATCGGTCGCGTGTACCGTGCGATTTGTATTTCTCCATGGAGAGCCACTTTGGTAACCACAGTGAACATATCCGCGAGTATAGATGGTACGATAGAGGAAAGAGTTATTGTATGGATTCGGATTAATCGTGAGTCCATCGGAACACCACGAACGACCATCATAGAAATAGGCAATACCATTCGGCGAGATGTATCGCGATCCGGAAGAAGGTGAGGCGGGAAAGCTAAGTTCAGACATGGTTATTCCTTAATGAATTTTTCCAACGCTTTATTTAGTTTTTCAATCTGAGCCTGCTGTTCCTTGATTGCCTCAATTAGAAGAGGAACCATTCTTTCGTACTGAACCGTGATGTAATTCTCACCGCTCTTTGATACCATAACACCATCAGCATTCATTTCTGAATCGAATGGAGCTGGTTTCACGACCTCAGGAAGTACCGCTTGAACCTGCTGAGCAATGACTCCGACTTCGCTTTCATTCGAATTAAACCCATAATACTTTGCGGTATCATTTGGTTTGAATTCAACGCCGTTCAGAAGCATTACTTTTGCAAGAGCATTTTTAATCTTGCCGCTTACATCCTTAAGGCGTTCATCCGAGTAGCTTCCCGTGATTGTTCCAGTTGCCTGGATATTTCCCGTGACGGAAAGAAGACCTTGAATTGCCACGTTACCAGTAATATTACCACCAGAAGTTCTGTAAAACACTGCACTGTCGGGAACCGGAGTTGCTGCGACCCACGCACTTGCGGTACTGTACCATATGTTCAATACGCCCGTATCAGTATTCCACCATAAATCTCCGTTCTGAAGGGCAGTTGGAGTTCCGCTGCCAACTCCACTTTGAATAGCAACAGATGGAACAGTTTTTGATGATTTAGTTATACTTCCAGTTGCACTGATAGTTGTAGCGGATACAGTACCACCTGATTGATTCGTTGCTGTTGTAGCTGTTGCAGCATTACCGCTGATATTAGTTTGGTCTCCAGTATTTGTACCACTTGATGTTCCGGAATGTGAACCGGAGAAGTTAGAGGCCGAGATGGTACCAGCAAAACTTGCCGCAGTAGTTCCGGATCTTCCGATATTAAATAAATCAGATCCATTCTTATTAAGAGTGAATCCTCCTAATGAATCATTTGCCAAATGCCAATAATTTCCAGCCGCATAATTGGAATTTACAATTTTTAATGATGTTGAAGACGCAGAAGTGCCAGTAATCACAATTGCTTCTGGACCGTTATATGTATGTGTATTAGTTCCGGTCCAATTGTTATTTGTACCAAGAATGGATGCACCAGAGATACCTTGAATACCCTGTGTACCCTGAGCACCTTGTGTGCCTAGAGTTCCTTGCGAACCAATGGCGCCTTGAATACCAGTAATACCTTGAATGCCCTGAATACCTTGCGTTCCCTGAGTGCCTTGGAGACCTTGTGCACCTTGAGTTCCTTGTGCACCGGTAATACCTTGAAGCCCCTGAGTTCCCTGCGTGCCTTGAGACCCAGTAATACCCTGTATTCCTTGAATACCCTGAGTGCCCTGCGTTCCTTGAATGCCCTGGATGCCTTGCGTTCCCTGCGTACCTTGAATGCCTTGGATACCTTGAATACCTTGTTCACCTTGAGTTCCTTGAGCACCATTGGATCCTACGAATCCTGCTGCACCTTGAGTTCCTTGGATACCTTGTGTACCCTGAGAACCTTCTGTGCCCTGCAGACCTTGAGTTCCTTGTGCACCTTGAATTCCGAGTAGTCCTTGAATTCCTTGAATGCCCTGACTTCCATTACTTCCATTTGCACCTGTGATACCCTGTAGACCCTGAGCACCTTGTGTACCCAGTGCTCCTTGAGTTCCCTGTGTTCCCTGAATACCTGCATTCACAGCGAGCCAGGCACCCGAGGTATTATCCCAGGACCAGCTTTTTGCGCCAGCGGTATATACCTGATTCGGAGAGGGCGATGTTGGAAAATCGAGTGCCATAGTGTTTATTATTTAGATTCGAGGGCGGCGAGGCGGGCGCGGAGGGATTGAAGTTCTGCGACTAGGTTGGCGATGACTTCAGAGGAGGAGGCTTGCATGGCTTGATAGACAGGTTTGCCGTCGCTATCCACGGCATCTTTTTCGCCACTAACAGATGAAGGCGAAACTTCCGCAAATTCATGGGCCAAGAATCCGACAAACTTGCTGCCGTCCGATTTCCAAGAACCTACTTTTGGTTTAAGAGCGTCGATGAATGTGCCGCTGTTGATTACTGGACCTATAATATCTTTAAGACGATAATCAGATGAGGTATTGTAAATAACTGCGGTTGTACCAGATTGAACTATGTTTCCAATTGAACTACCGCCATAACTAAATTCTGCATAAGAATTTCCATTTGTAGTACTAGTAGCATGGCTAATTAAAATAGAGGAACCTCCAGCAGTATATTCAGGTTGCCTTAAACAAATACCACCAGCAGCTTTATTACCACCAGAAGTAGTTTGTCCCACCAGCAGATTACCGAGGTCATCGAAGCGTGCGCGCTCGGCTGGATTTACGGCTCCACCGCTAGTTCCAATAGCTAAATAAGTCCGTCCTCCACCAATGTGTTCGGCAGTTATTGATGCGTAGTGACTATTGTCGCCGCCAATAAGAATCACTGAGGTTCCATTTTCAGATCCTGCCGCTCCATTCTTAAGAGCAAGTTTTACATTTGCAATGGTTCCGCCGAAACCAGTTGTTGGGGTCGTCGTCCCAATGCCCACCTGATTTCCGAAAACATTTGTGGACCCACCATGATCCAACGACGGCGTAGTGCTGTATATTCTAAATTCTTTTGCATATAACAGTTGTCCATTTCCAGTGGATGGATTTCCACTGCCGTCAGACGAAACCATTTGTAATTCAAAAATATCTCCTGGTGTTACACTGGAAACTGTTCCAGCAAATCGTCTGTAGGCATGAACTTCAGCAACCTGACCAGTATCTAATCCACTACCGTAATTACCAGAAGAGGCTACTGTTACGCTATTTTGAAGAAGTCTCCATGCCCAGTAATAAGATCCACTTTGAATGTAGCCCGAAAATTTAAATTTGAAACTGCCAGACTTTGAAGCAACAAAGGTCTTCATTGTCTTGTAGTTTGAGTCTGCAGAACTATCAGCTATTGAATATTCTGGCTCATCGGTCCAAGCAATATAAGTTTCTCCTGCACCATAACTAATTGCGCTTCCTGCACTTGTTGAGACGTTGCCTGTCGAAGTGATACGCATCCTTTCGGTTGCAACAGAATCTGCTGTCCCACTTCTTGTGGCAAAATAAAGGTCTTTCGTGTTGTATCCAGAGGCAGAAGTAACCACGGCTCCAATGAGTACAGGGGAATATACTCCGCCTGTTGGCCCAGTCCCAAATCCAATCTCTGTCACGCGACTGACATTATTACCATCATCGCCTATAAGACGAAGTACTTCGCCTGAACCCACCGTATTAGTTGCAAGATTTTTATTTACTTCAAGTAATTTACCGGGACTCGTCGTCCCAATGCCGACGTTGCCGCTGCTGTCGATAATCATTCGAACTGTTCCAGTAAGAGTCGTTTTATTTGCAGCAGTATAAAATGTATGAGAAGTAGCTGAATTTAATATCCCAGAACCACCACCATAATTTATTTCATTTGATGTGGTTAAACCTCTAATATCAAATGCCAAAAAATCAGTATCCGCATTTGTAGATTGCCTGCCAACAATTCTCCCAACTTTATTCGTTGCGTCTGTTGCATTATCAGCCATGCGTAAACTTCCAGATGTAGTTCCGATTATATCTAGCTTTACAACAGGACTCGTCGTCCCAATACCTACGCTACCACTACTCGAAATAATTAAACGAGCAGTATTGCTTGTCGCTAATACTAATGGATACGCACCTGTTGTTGTAATCGCAGCGCTTTCTCCAGCTGGTCCACCTGTTATAAGAGAACCAGAATATGAACTTCCAGAATAGTCAATTTCTAATGCGCGATATGCTGAATCTTGATCATTGTAGATTCTAAGACCTGCATAACTACCTGAACTATTTTGTTTGAGAGTGACTGTGGAAGTTGATGCATTAAAAGTTGCAGACGTAAACGCATTTGTTCCAGTAAAGGTATTGTTTAATCCAAGAATCGATGCACCTGAGATACCCTGAATACCCTGGATACCCTGTGTTCCCTGAGTACCTTGAGATCCAGTGATACCTTGTGCACCTAGAGTTCCTTGCACTCCTTGGATACCTTGAAGCCCCTGAGTTCCCTGCGTACCTTGGATTCCTTGAGTGCCCTGAGCACCAGTGATGCCCTGCAATCCCTGAGTGCCTTGCGTTCCCTGTGTACCCTGAGTTCCTTGGACACCTTGTATGCCTTGAAGTCCCTGAACACCCGTGATGGTATTATTTTGCCAATGGCTTCCACTCCAGGACCATGTTCTGGAACCTGAGGTGACCTGCTGTCCGACTGTGGGTGATGTTGGAAAATCAATTGCCATAAGGGTATTTATTATTTAGATTCAAGAGCGGCAAGGCGAGCGGTCAGATTGCTGATCAGAGCTTGTTGTTCTTTGATTGCGGCTGTTAAAAGTGGAACTATATGATCGAACGCCATGCCTAACATTCCATCAGAATCTTCTGTAACCGCCTCTGGTAAAACCGCATTAACATCTTGAGCAAACATAAAAACCCGGCGTTTATTAATATCGTCGGTCTTATATTTACCAATGACAGTTCTAAGGGTAGAAACCTTTTCAATTGCATTTTCAATTGGCTCAATGATGTCTTTCAAGCGTTCATCAGAATAGGTTGTCCAAGCATTATTCCCAGCGGTAAGACGAACACCGACAGCGGTCGAGCTTCCAGAATATACCCGCAACTCTCTTGAATTGGAATTTTGACCTATGTAATAGGCTGTCGCATCAAGAAAATGGTAGCCAGTATATCCTGCACCAGTAATGTGAAACTGCGAGGTACTTTCTGTTCTATCGGTGGCGTCGGTAACATGAAGCCTTCCCGCAGGACTTGCCGTCCCAATGCCGACGTTGCCACCGTTAAAATAAGTTACTCCACTTGCTCTTAATTTTATCGGTTCTGAATATGTAGGATAAGAACTGTTATATTCGTTAGCAGTAAATGTAACTACCGTTAATTGATCTGCTGAATACCAGCCTCTATTATTATCAGCAAAAAATGCATTTACTCTTGTTGCACCAGCTGCTGTTTTTTGACCAAACCCCCAAAAGTATCCACTATTATCGCTTATATAACTATCAAATCTAACATATGGATAATTATTAGCCATTGGCCCGATTCTTAGATTTGAAGAATTACTTGTGTCTTCGTATTTGAAAGATGCACCTACTACGTGAAAAAGCGCACTAGGACTCGTCGTCCCAATGCCGACGTTGCCTGTTTTTGAAATCGTCATCCTAACACCCATACTGCCAGCATCTGCGGTGCTAAACGATAGCTTTGTAGATGTATTAGCATCAATACGTGAGGCAAATATTTCAGCTAGACGAGTTCCCTGATTTCCAAACACCACTCGTCCCAAATCCGCATCAGAAGTACGGTAACCCGCCAACTCTATCATTCCCATACCCGCTGCACTATTACCTACACTTAGAACTGTGTGGTCAATTCCAATTCCTGTAAAGTTAGGACTCGCCGTCCCAATGCCGACGTTGCCGTTAGAAATTATACGAACAGCTTCATTAGTTGTGCTGAATGCCAAATAATTTGTTGAGTTGTTAGTAATACCGCTTGCAACAATAGAATTTTTATATGCGCCTTGCTGTAATACCTGTAATTGATAACCGCCACCTTCGCCGGTAGCAACATTAAATTCAACATTAGCAAACATCTTAACATAATCTGCTTTTGCAGATGCTGAATTTAGTCCGCTAAATATAAGTCCAGATAATGCTCCAGCAGAAGCTGTGCTACCTATATCAAGTTTAGCGCTTGGACTTGTCGTACCAATGCCGACGTTGCCGCTGCTGTTAATTCGCATACGCTCGGCACTGGCAATTCCAAACACCATATTAGTTCCGCTATTAGTCCAGATGAGAGCATTGCTGATGTTTTGGAAATAAAGACTGCCGAGACCAGCATTTGCTAATCCACAAGTTGTGCCAGTTGCTGAATTTCCATTTTGATAAAGAATGGAACTTGTATAACTTGGTACGCTTGAATAGTCAGAGGCATTTAGATTTATTTGTGAAGCACCAGTAGCAGATGTCCCTGATACAGTAATTGCATTTGTGCTCGTTAGCGATGTGAACGCATTTGTATTCGTGAATGTATTTGCTGTACCAAGAATTGATGCACCGCTAATACCTTGAATACCCTGAAGTCCTTGTGCTCCCTGTGTCCCTTGAATTCCTTGGACACCCTGAATGCCCTGGATACCTTGCACACCTTGAATACCCTGGACACCCGTGATGCCCTGAATACCCTGAATGCCCTGAATACCCTGTGTGGAACTTGGATCAATATCAACCCATTGTGAGGATGTTCCGTCATAATAATAAATGCGAAGCATACCCACACTTGAATCCCACCAAAGATCACCAGCATTCGGAGATGCAGGAGCCGTGTCACTCGTGAGAACATTTGCATTCACACCTGTGATACCCTGAATGCCCTGACGACCCTGAGTTCCCTGTGTACCCTGGACTCCTTGAATACCTTGTACACCCTGAGATCCGGTTATACCCTGAATACCTGCACTTCCGGAAAGATCGTCGACAAATGTATAGGAAGATCCGGTCCAAAGATAGAGGCGCGAGTTCTCCGCGTCTTCCACATTCGTCGTATTAATCAATGCAAATTGACCCGCAACAATTGATGTGGGTGATGTGTCAGCCGTCAATGCGGCAACAGACAGATATGTCTTTGCAATGGTAAATGCAAGACCCGTAATACCTTGTAGTCCCTGAGTACCTTGAAGTCCCTGTGCACCCTGCGTGCCTTGAATACCATCAAATCCTTGGACTCCTTGAAGGCCCTGAATACCTTGCGTACCCAATGCTCCTTGAATGCCCTGGACTCCTTGCGTGCCTTGAATTCCTTGAATGCCCTGGATACCCTGAACACCTTGGATGCCTTGGATGCCTTGCACTCCCTGAGTACCCTGAATTCCTTGAATACCCTGAATGCCTTGAGGTCCAGTAATACCAGAATTTGCAGACACCCATTGAGCCGAGGTGCCATCATTATAGTACACCATCAAAATACCAAGATCAGAATTCCACCAAAGATCATTGTCTGAAGGTGACGCGGGTGCAGTATCCGAAGGAGTAATCTTTGTTCCCTTGAGACCTTGAATACCCTGAGTACCCTGAGTTCCTTGGATGCCCTGTGCACCTTGTGCTCCATTCGAACCTACAAATCCAGCAAGACCCTGAGTACCTTGTGTACCCTGTGCACCATTCGATCCTACAAATCCCGCAGCGCCTTCTGTGCCTTGTACTCCATTAATGCCTTGAACGCCCGCGATGCCCTGAAGACCTTGGATACCCTGTTGACCCTGAGTTCCCTGTGTGCCCGTGATTCCCTGAATGCCCGCGGTACCCGAGAGGTCATTCACAAATGTATAAGCGGATCCTGTCCAAAGATATAACCGTGAATTCTCTGGATCGTCTACATTTGCTGTATTGATAAGAGCAAATTGGCCAGCAACGATGATTGTCGGAGAAGTGTCCGCAGTCAGTGCCGCAACGGAGGCATAGGTTTTTGCAATTGTAAATGCAAGACCCGTGACACCCTGAGTTCCTTGAACACCCTGTATTCCTTGGATACCCTGAATACCTTGCTGACCCTGAGTGCCTTGCAATCCTTGAGCGCCTTGCGTTCCTTGCACACCTTGTATTCCTTGAATTCCTTGAATACCCTGTTCACCCTGTGTGCCTTGTGTTCCCTGAGTTCCCTGGATTCCTTGAACGCCTTGAATGCCTTGTTGGCCCTGTGTGCCTTGCAATCCTTGTGCGCCTTGAGTCCCTTGAATGCCTTGAACACCCGTGATTCCTTGAATGCCCTGCGTACCCTGCACGCCTTGAATTCCTTGAAGACCCTGCGTGCCCTGAGTACCCTGCGATCCTGTAATGCCCGCGGTGGCAGATACCCACTGAGAGGTATCGCCATCAAAATAATAAATCATGAGCATACCGCCCACAGAATTCCACCAAAGATCGTTTAATGATGGAGAGGCTGGAGCCGTATCGGAAATTGTAATTTCAGTTCCTTTGAGACCCTGGATACCCTGTGTACCCTGAGTTCCTTGAACACCCTGTGTACCTTGCGTTCCCTGAAGTCCTTGAATTCCCTGCAGACCTTGAATACCTTGCGCACCCTGAGTTCCTTGCAAGCCCTGTGTTCCTTGTGCACCCTGAATGCCCTGCAATCCTTGAATGCCCTGTGTACCCTGAGTTCCTTGCAAGCCCTGGGTTCCTTGTGCACCTTGCGTTCCCTGAACACCTTGTAATCCTTGGATGCCTTGAATGCCTTGTTGGCCTTGAGTTCCCTGAGTTCCTTGGATACCCTGAATGCCTTGAGTTCCCTGAGTTCCTTGGATACCCTGAATGCCCTGTGTACCCTGTGTACCTTGTGTTCCCTGAGTTCCTTGGATACCTTGTATTCCTTGAATGCCCTGAATACCCTGTTCACCCTGGGTGCCTTGTGCACCTTGTGATCCTAGCGTTCCTTGAATACCGGTGAGACCTTGGATACCTTGCGTACCTTGTGCACCTTGTAATCCTTGAGCACCTTGAATACCAGTAAAACCCTGAATGCCAGTGAGACCTTGAATACCTTGGATACCTTGGAGCCCCTGAGTACCTTGAGCACCTTGAGTACCTTGCCCTCCCGTCCCTCCTACAAATCCAGCAGTACCCTGAGTGCCTTGAGCACCAGCAGTACCGGATGTCGCACTCACCCACGCAGCGTTTACGCCGTCAGAATAATAGACCATCAACACACCATCAGTCGAATCAAACCAAAGATCGTCGATTGAAGGTGATGCTGGAGCCGTGTCTGAAGAAATTATTTTTGTTCCCTTGAGACCCTGAATACCTTGTGTTCCTTGAGCACCTTGTAATCCTTGAGAACCTTGAATACCAGTGATGCCTTGAATACCTTGAATGCCTTGCTCGCCCTGAATGCCTTGCAGACCTTGAGGTCCTTGGATACCTTGGATTCCCTGTGTACCTTGGACACCTTGAATGCCCTGTAGACCCTGAGCGCCTTGAAGACCTTGAATTCCTTGTGTACCTTGCGTTCCCTGAGCTCCAGTGATACCTTGAATACCGGCTGAGCCTGAAAGATCGTCAACAAAAGTATAGGCGGATCCGGTCCAAATATACAATCTTGAATTCTCTGCATCTTCGACATTCGTCGTATTAATGAGAGCAAACTGTCCAGCAATAATTCCTGTTGGAGCCGTGTCTGCATTCAGTGCCGCAACTGAAAGATATGTCTTTGCGATTGTAAAGGCAAGACCCGTAGTTCCCTGCAGACCTTGTATGCCTTGCGTTCCTTGAATGCCCTGAAGGCCTTGTGCACCTTGAGTTCCTTGAAGGCCCTGTGCACCTTGAGTTCCTTGGATACCTTGCACGCCCTGAGTGCCTTGTAATCCTTGTGTTCCCTGAGTGCCTTGGGTTCCTTGAACACCTTGAATTCCTTGTATGCCTTGGATGCCCTGGATACCCTGTTCACCCTGAGTGCCTTGAGTTCCCTGTGTTCCTTGATTGCCTTGAAAACCCTGAATGCCTTGGATACCTTGTGTACCCTGCGTGCCTTGAAGTCCTTGGGTTCCCTGCGTGCCTTGAATGCCTTGAATACCCTGCGCGCCACTTGTACCAGAAACTGCCGCAACCCACAATGCAGCAACGCCATCATCATAATAAATCATTAACGCTGCATTTTCAGAATCCCACCAAAGATCATTAGCAACAGCGCCAGCTGGAGGAGTATCAGATGTCGTAATCTTTGTACCTCTGAGACCTTGGATACCTTGTAATCCTTGCGCACCTTGAATACCCTGAATCCCTTGGGTTCCTTGGGTTCCTTGTGTACCCTGAATTCCTTGGATGCCTTGAATACCCTGTTCGCCCTGAGTGCCTTGTGTTCCTTGTGTTCCCTGCGCGCCTTGCGTACTCTGAGTTCCTTGTACGCCTTGAACTCCCTGCACACCTTGAACGCCTTGTAATCCTTGTGTACCCTGAGTGCCTCCACTCTGGTAGTAGAATGTCCCATCCGTATCTGAAACGAGAAAACGCGTGAGTCCCTGAACACTCTGCAGGCCTTGAACGGCGAGAGTTCCAGTTACGGTTGCGTTACCAGCCACATCAAGGCCGTTTTTGACTTTAAAGTTTTTATCGATAGATGACATTCTGTTTCCTTATTTCCACAGAAGGTTACTGAGCAGTTATTTTGCTATTTATAACATTCTAGGTGATTGTAATTGTATCTCCGTCTTTTACCTGAATTTATTACGAGCCTTATGGCGACGGCATCAAAGCTTTCAATTCTTTTTTCAGTTGATCCACTTTATCGCTAAGAGCTTTAATAGCTTCTATTAGAACCGGCGTAAAGCGCGAATAGTCAATTGAATCTGGCTTTCCATTTTTATATCCCACAACGCTTGGTAATACTCGTGCCACATCCTCAGCAATGACTCCATGCTCTCGAGACTTATAACCGTCTTTTCTATCGTAGATGACTCCATTCAGATTTTTAATTAAATCAATTGCGTCTTCGATCGGAGTAACATTCATCTTGTATGCGATGGATGATGTAGCATTAAAGCTACCAGCAGTGACACTACTAAATGTGACAGAATTGTATGTGTTTAAATCTTGATTGGCTCCGGGACCTGGAGAACCGTTTGTGCCATTCGTACCTGCAGTACCTTGAGCACCAGGCCCGCCATTATTACCATTCGTACCTGCAGTACCTTGAGCACCAGGCCCGCCATTATTACCATTCGTACCTGCAGTACCTTGAGCACCAGGCCCGCCGTTCGTACCGTTTGTGCCATTACTACCTGCTGTACCTATCGTACCTTGAGCACCGTTTGTGCCATTCGTGCCATTACTACCATTTGCGCCTGCAGTACCTTGAGCACCGTTTGTGCCATTCGTACCATTTGCGCCTGCAGTACCTTGAGCACCGTTTGTGCCATTCGTGCCATTACTACCATTTGCGCCTGCAGTACCTTGAGCACCGTTTGTGCCATTCGTACCATTACTACCTGCTGTACCTATTGTACCTTGAGCACCATTCGTACCGTTTGTACCATTACTACCTGCTGTACCTATTGTACCTTGAGCGCCCGTCACACTTGTACCAATCGTACCCTGAATGCCCGTGAGGCCTTGAACACCCTGTATTCCTTGGATACCCTGAAGACCTTGAGTCCCTTGTGCACCTTGAGTTCCGATTGCACCCTGCGTTCCATTGCCTCCTTGAAGTCCCTGTATTCCCTGAAGGCCTTGAGTTCCTTGAGCACCTTGAGTGCCCTGAATACCAGTGAGACCTTGAATTCCTTGAGTACCTTGTAATCCTTGAGTACCCTGTGCACCTTGTAATCCTTGTGCACCTTGAATACCTGTAAGGCCCTGTGAACCAGTGATACCTTGAATACCCGCCGAACCTGAAAGATCGTCAACGAAGGTGTAAGCTGATCCTGTCCAAATATACAATCGAGAATTTTCAGCATCCTGAACGTCTAGCGTATTAATAAGAGCAAACTGTCCAGCAATAATACTCGTGGGTGATGTATCCGCGGTAAGTGCAGCAACAGAAACATAAGTTTTTGCAATGGTAAAGGCGAGACCAGTAGTACCTTGAAGACCTTGAATGCCCTGCAGACCTTGAGTTCCCTGTGCACCTTGAATTCCAAGTAGTCCTTGCAATCCTTGAATACCCTGTGTACCTTGTAATCCTTGAATACCTTGGATGCCTTGCGCACCCTGAATGCCTTGGATACCCTGAACACCCGTTGCGCCGCCATTATAAGCTACCCACGAGGTTCCGTCCCAGATCCATGACGTGCCATTCGCGGAATAAACTTGACCGACTGTTGAGGGTGTTGGAAAATTGAGTGCCATTGTGACGGAGTTTTAAATAGACCTTATTGGGCTATTTATATAAACTCCGTTCACATTAAAAGCCCAGATGCTTCGACCGAACAAACCCTAGATCATAGGTCGTGGTGGAAAGTGGCTGATTCTCGAATGGTTGTTTTGATGGAGAACAATATCTCCAATTCGGACCCCACTTCGAAGTCATATAATCGATATTGCGAAGATTTACTCGATTCAATTTATCCTGAAGAATCGGATCACTCTTACCAGTTTGGCTTCCATGCTTGTGATATTCGTTCTTCTTTCCGGGCCCATGATAGTATTCACTCTGAAGTGACATAATCTTGCGAATCGGACGGTGAATGAATCTGAGGAAGTAATCCGCATCCTCGTTATATGCAGGATAAAGGTTCTCATCAAAGAGTCCATACGTTTGAATGATGTGATCCCGAATGAGAAAGAGATCCCAGCTGCCAATATTATGGTCTCCCGCAAAGCCATGAACAATACCCGCAAGAGGATCACGAGTCGTGGCAAGATACATTTCAGAAAGAAAACCAGAACCAAAGGCAACATCATCATTCACAATGATCCAATAGGGACAATTCATATAGGATTTAATCATGAGATTCCAGGAACTCGGAACACCAAGATTTGAAGGCATATGAACAACTTTGATCTTTGAAATATAGGGATGAGGAGTTGCAGCAATAGCATCCAGTTCAGCATCAATCTCTCCGCGGCCATTGTTATTGATGATGAAAAAATTTGTGACGGGATAATCAACACTCTCGACCAATCGTTTCACCCAATGCGTGTTTGTCACCACTGCAGTACCGATCATCGGAATCGGATCCGCAACATGATTCATCAACTCATATATCGAGGTCTTTGGACCATTCTTTTCCCACCATGCCGTCACACTTGCCTCGGATGCTGCATTATGCTCTTTCACTCCATGGAGAAAATTAGATGAAAAGGTATTCTTCTCTGTAAAGATAGGAAAGGTATAGACATTCGGTTCCGCAGGAAAGTAAATCAGATTCTCAACAATCGGTATTGCCTTACGATCACCCGATAACCAAAGGCGAGTATGGTCTCCGTTCACATACTCCGCAATAATCCGTTTTGCATAGTCACGCTTCAGCATATATGCCGTCACGGACCAATCCTTGTTATTACGATCACGAAGATTTACATTTTCAATAGGATCAGGACGAATACGACAGAACTGTATTGCCTCCCAGCCTAATGGAAGCAGAGGTGTCACCTGACTCCAGGTAAAATTCCAATTCTTGCAATTCTCAAGGTTCACATCATCCTCGAAAAACATTGCTGTTTCCGAAGTTGAATTATCCAGCCAGTATTTAATCATCTCAATATGACCCACCGCAACAGCAATCTCCTGAGACGACATATTGTGAAAATAATCACCGGATATGTTTGGATGGTTCTTGAGATCCCTTCCGCGACCGTCAACACCCTGCCCGCCACCGTGCATTCGGACAGTCGTATTTGTGATACCGTAATTCTCGAACTGAGCCTTCATGTATTCATGTCTCTCGACAGAATCGTGAAGCGTCATCCAATAGACTGGAGGAAAATTCTCAAGCCTGCTCATAGACCAAGAATATTCGCCTTCATGAACTTAAGGTTATTGATGACGGCACTCTTATGGGTTTCGTCCAATGGATGATTTTGATAGAGTTCAATGAACATATTCTTGGAATCTTCACAGAGACCCACCCACCAGCCACTCACGGCCTTTTCAAAGAGCATGCCATAGTAACCAGGATATTCGACCCAGGTGCGAAGCGGTCCGCAATTAAAATCGCAAATCTCGAGCGCCATTGCAGCATAGGTGTAACAGTTCACCCAGCTCTCAACTGTGCTTTCGCGTTCGTGATAACGAGCCAGAAGGAAATAAGCCTCGGGACGTTTTGGCATAATTGAGATGGCACGCTGGAGCAATCCGCGAACCGAAAGACCACGTGTGCCTTGCTTTTGAAAGCAAAGTGCAGCACGAATGAGGCACTCGTATTGATAGAACGGAATATCACTGCGCTCTGCTGAACGAATGTAATAGGAGATAGCAGAAGCAGTCTGTCCAATATTGTCGTACCAAAGGGCGAGGACGTAGTTATTGTATTCGTTTGATGGATCACCAACGTAGGCATTCATCATCTCGTTAAAACCAATGTCATGAGCCCACGCATGAAAGTTGACAAGATTCAACCACTTCTTGCGGTTCTTCTCAAGATTCTCATAGGTGATTTCTTCTTTTACTTCAAGGTATTCAATTGGTTCAATTTTATTCTTACGACTAATGATACCGCAACCATGATCCACATCAACGACTGTGACGTCATATTGATAATTCTGTTTGCGGAATTCGACAAGAGCTTTCCAGCAATCGCCATTCCACATACCTTGTCCCGAGTACGGAATCTCCTGAGCGCGTTGCGTCAACGGATTCATATCATGACACACAATGTAACCATCCGGGTTTAAACACTTTGTGGCATTCGTGAGGTCTTTAAGGACCTGATCCGCATGATGAAGGCCATCAATAAAGATGACATCAAAGGTCTCGGTATTCTGAGCAAAGAATTCATCCGAGGTCATGACCTTACAGAGTTCCGGATTCTTTAATTTCTCAGGAGAAGGATCAACGCCCACACGATTGGCGCAGACAATATTGTCAAAGTTATGTCCGTTCCAGACACCAATCTCAAGATAGGACTTTGCCTTGCACTTTGAAATTAAGTAATTAATGATTGTGGTGCGGTTCATTTGCTGTTCTCCTCAATGAAGTTCATAACTGTAGAAATTGGGCAACGAAGCACATATGCCGCATTGTCCTGGAAACCAAAGGTAATAATCACGTCATCATTTGATTGGCACATACCAATTGCAAATTCAACCTGTGCATCAAGAAAGAAGAATTCCTTCGAGTGTTTCACAATGTTCCAGTTCTCATCCCACATGACCCAGCGATGATGATAGACTGCATCCTTACGACCCACATCCGATTTGAAGAGATCCACCTCATGAGTAATGGCAATATAATGATTACCCATCTTAATTGCCTGAGTACCGCCGCGAAGATCACGTCGAACACTCGGATGATTCTGTGCGAGCAATACTCGTTCACAGCCTTGAGTTTCTGGAATTGCTTTTACAATCTCTGTGGGACCACACCACTTGATGTAATGATAGGGCTGATCAAGGATGGGCATCCAATTCTTTTCGCAATATGCATTCGGATCAATCGGAGTTGGAATACGAAAGCGAGAAATTTCCTTGACCGATTCAGGAGTTACAACTATCTCAGAGAGTTCCATGCGACCCTGACCATTTGTGGTTGTATCGCGACGAACACCAGTGATATACAGTTTACCATCCCAACGAACGATTCGAGCATCTTCAAGACCCACAAACTCCCACTTAGGTTCATAGGTATCACCAAAACTCATATCAATCTGTGTGACACGAGTAAGATCAAGATCCGAGGCGTTATTCAGTTCACCATAATAATTCGTGGTGCGAAGATGCTGGTCATTCTCCGGGTGCAGATATGTGAGTGGTCCCCAAGGATGCAAAAACAGTTTGTTCTCGGAATGATAAAAGGTGTAATTCACGTGGCGAATGACAACTCGCAGAACTCCATCGTCATTCAGAATCGAGGGATTCATAAGTCCAGTACCCTTCGTGAGGTTTGCTGGCACAATTAACGGTTTGATGGCACCGCCATCCTGCAGGGCTAATTTAACAAAGTTTTTCATAATATGCTTAAACTATATATTACATTCGTTTGAATGTAAATTCAATTATTACACTTTCTTCATCATTATCCTATTTACATCATTCCCGCGAATGATTAAAATCTATCTCTAATCTCTTAAATAACAATACCAATCCGCTGACCCTTCACCGTGGTGTTTGCATTCACGGGAGAAACTCTGAGTACAAGAGATGATCCAATTAGAACGGCCGAGACTGTTCCAAGAGTTGCACTTGATGCAATTGTGGCATACTCTGTAATATAAACATCAGTGCCATCATGCATGACTAGCACTTCGGTTGACTGATAACTTGATCCCGCAGTCATTTGAATTAAATACTTGGCGGTACGATAATCCGCATAAGGAAAGGAATCAACGCTTTGATTCGCGGATGTTGTAGTGAGAGCCGTACTAAATGCAATGACCTCACCTCCACCCACGAGAGGGTTGGCTCGAATTCTGACAATCTCATCAACTCCGCCACTTACAAACCTGCGTAGATACACATATCCATCCGCAGTATTCAGTGCAATCTCGCCGACTTCAAGTGATGCGGTGGTAGGAGCCGTTCCCGCAACCGCATTTCTCTTATGTTTTAAAATAGTTGGCATAATTATACTTATACATCCACTCCACCATCTAAACTAAAGATTCAATTAGAATGTTCCGCCATCAAGTGAATTTGTCCAGGCGGGTACTCCAGCATTTGAAGAGAGGAAGAATCCAGAGTTACCAGCTCCTGCAGATGCAACTGCCGTGACCTGAAGTGCGCCGGAACCATTACCATATAGAATACCATTTGCAGTAAAGCTCGATGCTCCAGTGCCGCCATCCGCCACAGTGATATCGGTAATTCCCGTGACTGAACCACCAGTAATTGTAGCATTCGAAGAACTAAGAGTGACATTCGTGACTGAACCACCAGTGATTGTAGAATTAGTAGACTCAAGGTCAGCAACAAGTGTGGCAACAGCATAACCAGTACCCGAGGTGTTAACCGTTGTTGTTGGTGCTACCTGAAGGTCTTTAAACAATTTCCATTTGCCATCCGTCGCATCACGATACAAACCAGCATATTGATCTTGAGTTCCGCTAGAATCGTAGAGACCAAAGAGACCGATATCGATCGCATCTGTTGCATCATTATCTTTCGCAACAAATACCAATGGATCCGTGACAGTAAGAGTAGTAGAATTGACCGTTGTAGTATTACCGGAAACCGTAAGGTTACCCGCAATCGTCACATTGTTTCCTGACATTGTGATTGCAGTAGAACCGTCCGATGCAAGAATGTCATTACCACCAACCTTAAGGTCACCCGCAATCGTAACATTTCCAGTCGCATTTACCAGAGTAATTGCTGTCGTGCCATCCGATGTGAGAATGTCATTACCACCAACTTTTAGATCGCCCGTGACTGTAAGGTCATTGCCAATCGTCGTTGTTCCAGTTGCAGCACCAATTGCTGTTGCTGTAGATGCACCGAATGCTGATACCGTTGTTGCAGTTGTATTAAAGACCGCAAGAGTTGCACTGTTCGTGAGTACCGATGTTGTGAACGTTGGCGTTGTACCAAATACCAGAGCGCCGGTTCCAGTTTCATCGCTAATAACGCCTGCCAATTCAGCAGAAGTTGTTGCAGCAAACTGACTCAGTGCTGAACCAATGATTGCCAATGTACCACTCGTTGGCAGTGTCACATTTGTTGTACTCGTCGTATTCAGCGTCAGCGAGTTTGAACCCGTCGTGACGAGTGCACCAGCCAAAGTAATATTTCCGCGTAGGTCAATTGTGCGTGCCGCATCGTTGACCGTGAGCAGAAGAGTACGTCCAACCGATAAGTTTTCCGTATTGCTTAAAGTAAGATCAAACGGGCCCGTGCCCGTGGAACGAATTCCGAGAGATGTGAGACCAGTATGAGTACCACCAGCAATTGATGGCGTGACCAATGATGGGCTGTTTGTAAATGCAACTGTTCCTGTTCCACCTTCATCAGTTAATGCTGCCGCAAGATTTGCAGAAGATGGTGTTGCCAAGAATGTTGCAACGCCGGTACCGAGACCACTAATACCCGTTGATACTGGAAGACCCGTGACATTGGTAAGTGTACCTGATGCTGGAGTTCCAAGCACAGGAGCCGTCATGACCGGCGCAGTGAGCGTCTTATTTGTAAGAGTCTGCGTATCCGTCAACGTTGCGACTGTGCTATCAATACTAAAGGTAACTGTATCCGTCGTTGCACCGGATGTAATGACACTGTCCAAACCATTACCACCCACAAAAGCAAGAGTATCCGTCGCAAGAGCAACAGAGGATGTTCCTGTATCACCACTAATACCCAGAGTGGTTGTAATCGATGCGGTCGTTACACTTGTAATTAAACCCTTCGCATTGACCGTAATGATTGGAATCGATGTGGTTGAACCAAATGCGCCAACATTTGCATTAACAGTGGCAAGAGTAAGTGCTGCTGAGACTGCGGCTGATCCGTCAACAGATGCGAGAGAGGCGGTAGCATCACCCGTGAGTGAAAGAGTACGAGGTGTCGCCCAGGTCGTGGCGGTTGTCGCATTTCCACTTAACGCCGCGCTAATTGTACCCGCGATAAAATTACCAGAGGCGTCACGTTTTACCAGAGTTGATACTGTATTTGCACTTGTTGCTGCATTGACGATATCGGTGTAGTACTTACCACCGATCTGAACCGCCTCAACATGCCCCGAAATAAGCTGACCGATATACAGCCTATCACCGGTGCCTCCCGCAAGAAAGGAATATGCTTGCTCGCCAACCGAAAGTACGTCGGATGCCGGAGTAGCCGTTGCTGTGCTGAATTTTGTTTTGATGACTGTGCCGGGCATTAGAATGATCCTCCGATGATACTTGTGTTAGAATTATTAATCTCTACATTAGAGACAAATTTATGTGTTGTGTTATTGTAAATAAGCATTGATCCGTCTCCGAGATTGGTAAGATCGACGTCTGTTAGCTGACCCAAGGATATATTATTCGTCGCCGTAACGCTATTCGCTTGAATACCGCTCGCGCTCTTGAACTTGGCTTTAACTGACGGATTTAATGAAAAATTGGCTCTGATTGCACTCATGGTTTGGTGACTCCTGGAGAGATTTCAACCTGACCTTCAACGACGCGAGTGACATTGCCAGTCGATGTCTGTACCACCTCAACATCATACCGATATCTTCCCGCCGCAAGGGCGAGAGTTTGCTGGGCAGTGAGGCTCACGGTAATCGTTCCATTGACTGCGCTTAAAACTGTTGCAGTAAAGGCGGTAAATGATGTGGATGAGTAGCTTTTACGAATCTGACCTCGCACGGTATATCCTGCAAGGTTAAAGATAAGACCATCAGATCCTTCTACGGTAACCGTGGAAGAAAACGTAGATCCCTGATCGATTGAGATGTTAGCATATACGGCCATGAGTTGTTCTATTTATAATAACACGGCGATATGCTTTTAGATGGTATAGAACGAAAGATTAGTCGCTATACTGTATTGTATCTCCCTCTTGAAGAGGAATTAGCTCTCTTTGTTCGTTCATAAGCCAGAACATATCTCCGACTAAAATTTCTTCGATGATACGGTAACCATGGCACGTAATTCTCTGATCTCCGCGAACTAGAATGAGAGTACCTTTAGAAAGGCCACCCTTCCTTGAAGCAACGAACGCTTCGGGTAGAGTTACCCGAGTAATATTTGTTAAAGTTTTCATTAGCATGCTGTAGATCCACCAATGGTTGCACCTGAGTAAAGACTCACAGTCCCATCCCAAGCACACGTTGTTGAAAATGCAGACTGGTATGCAGCGCCAGGATCATTTAAATCGTCATCCTGGGTAGCAAACCCGCCATAGCATGTTGTCCAGGAAGCCCCTGCATTTCCACCCGGCCCTCGTATAATGTCGTACGTATAGCAATTGTGCTTCTCCATAAACGCATTCGAAATATCAGAGCCGTTTGTCGAATATCCAACGTCTCCAATCTTTGCCGTCGATCCTCTGGGCTCATAACGGTCATTTAAATCTGTTCCGCTAACGTTATAATTTGTTGCACCGCCCGCGCTACCGGATCGGGCCATAAATTTATTGTCCAGATCAACACCGTTAACTGAAAAATTTGAAGGCATTGTGATTATTTAGATTCTAGTTTTTCAAGGCGAGCAAGGATATCTTTCACAGCCTCGATGAGTACTGCTGAAAGACGACCGTAATCAACTGAATTTGCCATACCTTCAGAATTGAGGCCCACGATTGCAGGAATCAGTTGCTGAACTTCTTCCGCAATAACACCCACGTCATTCTTTACGGTACCATCTTTACGGTCATATGATACACCCCGAAGTTGTTTTACTAAGTCCGAAGCACCTACAAGAGTTATAACATTGTCTTTATATCGAAGTGATGATGTTGCATTGTAGCTGCCAGCAGTCACCGAAGCAAACGTTGGACTATTTCCAGTTCCTACCGATTGGTTAATTGTGTAGGCTGTAATGTTGCTTGCGGTACCGGTCGTATCTTGATTCCATGTCGGAACTGTTCCAGTTAGACCGCTATATGCAACATTCGTTGCAGTTGCTGCATTACCTGTGCAAGAGCCGGATGATCCCGTTGTATTTTGATTCAGAGTTCCAATCGATCCGCCCAAAGTTAAAGTACCACTTCCTGTAATTGATCCAGTGAGTGTAATTCCGCTTACAGTTCCCGTTCCAGAAACTGAGGTGACCGTGCCTGTATTTGTAGTATAACCAGAAGGATTTGTTGAGTTGTATGGAGTAAAGCCCAACGCAGTCGTCACATTGCCCGAGTTGATCCCACTGATGTAGCCGCTTGGATTTGTTGCGTTATATGGCGTAAATCCTAACGCAGTCGTCACATTGCCCGAGTTAATCCCGCTGATGTAGCCGCTTGGATTTGTTGCGTTATATGGCGTAAATCCTAAACCAGCCGTGATCTGACCGCTCGATACCGTATTGCCAGAAATGCTTGAGACAGTTGCCGCATTACCAGAACAGCTCGATGAAGTTGATGCATTGCCACTCAGTGCTGCTGTAATTGTACCCGCACTAAAATTGCCCGATGCATCTCGTAATACAATCTGATTTGCTGTATTTGTACTTGCCGCTGTAATTGTTGCACTGTTTGCTTGGCTTGTAATTGTGGCAGCATTTCCTGTGCATGAACCAGATGAACCGGTTACATTTCCCGTGACGTTACCCGTGACGGCTCCAGTTAAAGGTCCCACAAATGATGTGGCTTCTATACTACGATTGAATACAAATCTATTCGTGCCATTTACATATAGCAGTGTTGGACTGCTATCGTATGAACCAATCGTGAAACCCGCACCATTTGCTGCAGAAGCCGTAGCAGCATCTTTTGCAATATTGATATTTAAATCCGCGATATTTAAAGTACTAGAATTTACTGTAGTAGTTGTACCTGAAACCGTAAGATTGCCTGAAACCGTCAAGTTTCCTGCAACTGTGCCTCCGCTGCTGATCTGAAGATAACGACCATCTAAATCTACTGATGCTAATCCAGTAATATGCCCATATGTATCCAGCGTAATATCCTGAATTACAGTTCCAGCCGAATTGTCAACTGAAGCCTGGGATGACGTATTATTGTGCGCAATGCTAACAGTTTTTGATACATTATCCGTAGTGATTACAATTCCGATAATGCTATCAACAGACGCCGCTGCAAGATTCAGCGTTGCCGTATTCGTTTCGGCAGTAACTGTTGTTTGTCCTGAAACTGCAATATTCTTAAAGATATTCTGCGATGAACCTTTATCCGTATTTGCAAGAGTAATCGTGAGAGGGTCAGGAGTATTCACTCCAAATGCTGCTGAACCAGCCTCAGTAGCATTCACGCTTAGACCCGCTGTACTGGCTACTGTGATCAAACCGTTATTACCCGGAGCAGTTGTACTCGTAATCGTAATTGAATCTGTGGCCGCATTCGTTGTAATTGCGATATTACTACCCGCAACTAGATTCACAGTGTCGTTATTTGTGTTGGCCGACACTGTGGATTGACCAGTGACTGCAAAGTTCTTAAAGATATTCTGCAGTGAACCTCTATCACTATTTGTAATTGTAATTCCTGCATTTTCCGACCCTGATCCAGATACCGTAATACCATCACCAGCCGCTGCGGTTGCAATATAATTGCCTGTTGTATCAGTTCCAAGAGCAACTGAGTTTGCTCCAATTGTTGTGGCGAATGATGCGGTAAATGGGCCCTCAGTACCTAAAGCACCTAAATTTGAGAGAGTGGCAGATCCGGATCCCGTTACGTCACCCGTCAGAGTGACTGTGATAACGGGCGAAGGCTTGTTATAAAGCGTATTAAAGTTGGCAGATACATCACTTGAACCAACAAGTGTCGTGGTACCTAATACCTGAAGATTTCCAGAGATAATTGTATTACCCGTGGCATCATCAATAGTAAATTTGTCAACCGCACCTGAGGTCTGAACTTTAAAGTCTGCACCTTTTACGGTCAACGATCCGTTTACCAAGGTTGAATCATCAGTAGCATTACCAAGAGTCGTACTACCCTGAACACCAAGAACACCTTGAATACTTGCAGTTCCCTTAACGCCTAGATCTCCGCTTATTACGGCAGAAGCTAAAGATAGAGGACCCTGAATATCAACGGTGCCCTGTAATGTAGCTGCACCTTGAACTCCGAGAGAACCTTTAAGTGTTGTTGCTCCCTGAACGCCTAATACACCCTGAAGATCGGTTGCGCCCTGCACCCCGAGAGTACCTTGAACCAAAACATTGCCCGAGAATGTTTTATTGCCATTAAAGGTAATACTACTGTTTCTGATTTCATTTGCTGCACCACGAAGAGTTGTTGCAGTGAAGTTAGAAAGAGCCTGTACACCAATATCACCCTGCAATTCGTTCACTGCGGCGGTCACATTTGTACGATCCACAGTGATCCCAGCATCGAGTAGAGCAATATCTCCTAGCTCAGTAGATACTGTATTGGTTTTTGTGCGCCAGGCCTCAAAGGTATCTGTACGATTGACAATTGTTAATGACATAGTATGTTTTACTTAGAAGAGGTGGACGCTGATAATAAAGATGAAACGAGAGCTTTAAGCTGGTATACTTCGGATTTTAAATTTTCAAATTCTAGAGCTTTGCTTTTTTCAGACTGTTTTGCGGAAATTCGATTCAGATATTCGTTTCTATTGGTATTTATAATGCCATTCGAAGACATATCTCTCTGAAGATTTTCGTGATCAATGACGGTTGCTCTTGGCATATTATTACGTCAATGCAATTGCTCTGAAGTTTCTAAGCGAAGGAACCTTGGATGAATTAGTAGAAGTCAACGATATTTTTACCGCAAATGCAGTAAATGCTGCAGGATCCACGTTGTATTCAACTTCCGAGAAGCTATTGGGATTGTCGGAAATTTTAATAGGTGATACCGGAGTAACGGGTCCAACCCATGGAAGAGCATCAAAGTTTTGATCCAGAGATGTTTGAACCTTATAATAAAGACCGATTCCCGCCTGAGGAGGATTATTTGCGAGAACGATGATACGCAGTGTTTCGGCAGGTTCGTTTAATTCAATTTTGCGAGTAATGTATTTCGACAGAGTAGATCCTCCTGAAGAAGCAGTTTCTGCAACAAAGGAAATTCCATGGCCATCCACGTCATTAAATCCACTTGCACCAGTTGCGTCAGGATTGTCAATACGATTTGCAATTGTAATCACAGACATACGATCTAGATCAATAACAGGACTCAGATTATCACGCGGCCCAGAGCGAAAGAATTCACCCTTCAGGAAGTAACTTTGACCGCCTGCTGGGAAACTTGCTGCAATATTTGGCGCAGAAGTAATTACTTGAGGAGTGCTAAATTCTGATGTGGCATTCACTCTCGTTTCAACATATGCTGCCAATGTATGCTGCGATTCTGTACCAGCCAAAGATTTACCCGAAGTAACTCGAGTTGACCATTGAATGTCCGTTGAAGGAAGAATAAGATCCTGAACAATTGGATTGATGTAGTTGAATGTTTTATTCTCTGTTGCACGTACTGCAGAGCCTCCAGCTCTTCCAGTTGCATTTGCCGTGGCTGAATTGCTTACAATTACATCAATCGTATAACTATCCATGGTTACTGACTGAATTGTATGCGTTGCATTTAAATCAGCAATGAGAATGTTATTCAATGCTGAGCTTGCGGTTGCTGCAATTCCAGAGAATGTGACCTTTGAGTTTGCAAAATGGCCATGATTCTTGTGGAATACTCGGATCACCTTTGAACCTGAAACAGTATAGATTGCATCAGTTCCGAGAAGTCTTGTTGGAATTTCAGCATTGTGAAAGACTGCAACTCCAGGTTGATCCGTAAATACGCACCGACGAATTACAAACTTAATGTCTTTTGTTTGTTCCGGAGTCCACGTTGAAGCGTTTGCCGATTTAAACATGACACCATTATAAGGTTGTTCAGTGATTCGGTATGTTGTATTCGTGACATCATTCTGCCCAAGTTCTGCCACCCACAATTTATATTTGTCCGAATTAGTCATGACAACAAAACAGTATTCAACACCACCCGTAAGATACACGGGTGATTCAAAGGTGAAAGTTGTTGCTGTTGCCGCGGTTGAACTGAGTGACACTGCACTTGCAGCCTTTGTCACCTTCGAGAAAGGTACGACAGTCTGCGTAGGTGCGCCATTCATCATTGTTCGAATTTCTACAGAAACTGGAGCAGGAGATGTTGCAGATTCATCTTTTTCTTTAAAGTATAAATCAATACCGGATAGGAAAATACCACCCTCGGTATCAATTAAAATTGATTGGGCAAGAGGGTCTGACCAACGGATCCGACCGCCTTGCTCTTCATCCCATGGATCCGGTTCTGGAAGTGTGAAAACCTCTTCAGGTGGCGGCTCTACTGGGGCTGGTGGCTCTACGACAACTGGAACCTCGACGTCAACAGGAGGAACAGTGCTACGATCCCACGAATTAGTCAGTGATGTTATTCTATGCGAAACAGACTGAGTTGTATTTGAGATTGCAACAGGAATATCCGATACGGCTGAACGGCTAAACACCGGAACTTTTGTTGAGACGACCTGATTTTCCACTGTATTCATTAGCCCCTGCGCAAAATATACACATTCTGCGGAAGTGTCGCAGTGACGAGTGTCATTCGTTACGCTGTCCGTGAGTCTAAAATTCCGTTGGCCCGTCTTAAACTTAACAGCGGCTGTATTTGGAATAATAAAAGAGCCAATGATCTCGCCAACGCTATCACTAACCAACGTTGTGGCTCCATCCGGATGAGCAGTCTGATTTAAATAATTTGCTGTATTTGTTGCTGTCGAATATTCAACGAAAGAACTTTCCTCGCGAATATAATCTGCAAGACTAATACCATCAAAGAAAGCATAGACTCGAGTATTTGGCTTTAACCGGGTCGCCTTAAAGTAGATTTTCCGTGAGCGAATGAATGGTACAAAATTAATTTCAACAACACGATCTCCCATATTCGTAAGAACCGTATCGGGTACCACTGAAGTACGAACTCCAGATCGATTCAATGTTCCTGTTTGTGTGGCCGTGATTGTTGTTGCAACGTCTGTAATTACTGTGGTCGAACCGACGATACCATCTCCTGAATTTACAGCATTTGCAGTAACTTCATTGGCAGAAGAAGTGGTCTCTCCTGTCCAATTTGTCTGCCATTCATTCCAGACAGTACCAATTGCACCCGCAGCATCCGCCATCTGTATGAGACTGTCGTAAATTCCGGTTTGATCGATAACGACATCAGGCGCACGGAGTGTTTCTTTCCATTCATCCGAACCAGGTGAAAGAACTACGTCTCCGGTCCAAGAAAACACCATGTATGGATTTACATTCTCTGCGTAAGAAGCGTATGGCTGAGAAATATAGTTAGCGGTATAATAGTTTAATGTTAAAAGCGATCCAGTCTTTCTTACATTTGATGAAACGCCGGAATTAAAAATAAGGCGAAGATTGTCTTCATAGAACATTGGACGCAGGCGCCCTGCTGAACGATCCATTGATACGCTATAGTCGTTGTTTGTGACTGCACCTACATTTGAACCATAGAAGCTGTCTACCACAAATCCATTTTTAAACCGATTTCCGGTGGCATCAAAGATTTGAGTACTTGCTGTGTCTTTTTCCAGCAATGAAAGAGAGGTATAATATTCTAAATTTGTGACTCGTTTTTCAATTTTACCAATATCTCGCATCGTATAGCGCTTATTGTCAATCATTGTCGGAATCGTATCCGCATCGCTGAATGTATAAGCACCAAGACGAATGATGTAAAGAACCATTGCATCTTTCGGATCTTCTGGTGCAACTGGATTAATAGCAGAAGTACCCTTTACAACACCGAACTGTCCGTCTCCCGTAACATAAATCTTATCAACTCGCGGAAGATAATGTTGAATATCCGTGGTCATAATACTATTGGTCTGGAATAGCGTTACGAGCGAGGAGTTTGTTCCTGAAAAATTTGCACCATCATTTCCCTTTGTGGGTCTAAAATCGATGGCATCGCGCAGCTGAATAAATCCATTTGAAGACTGATACGATGGAATTGCACCGTAATCAACACTATACGAATTAACAGAGAAATAGTCTCCGCCGCCATGAGTAAAATTCTTCAAAACAACTAATAACTGACCCACCGGAGCTGGGACGTTGTACTTTAATTGAATTCGAGCTTGATCGTAAAAATTATCACGTTGACCATTATCGACAATATAACGATCCGTCACATTTAGATGCTCATTTGTTGCAGCTGTACCTAAACCTGGAGACATATAGATTGCACTTACTTCGAACAAATCTGTTACTCCAAGAAGATCGTAACTACCCGCAGCTGTGTTTGGTGTTGCAAAGGCGACATTTGTATTTGCAGAGAGAGTTTTAGTCTTTTCAACAATATTTCGGCGAGTAGGAGCAATAATGTTTGCGGTTATACTTGTTACGCCACTGTATGTGAGGGTGACGCTTGAACCGCCACCCACAAGGGCGACTGCGCTTGGTACAATGAACTCACCGCTATTACCACCGCTAGCGCGTACTGTTATGTAATCCGCGGGTGTTGTTGATTGAAAAATTTCGTTTGTAATTGCCGAAAGTGTGCATACAGAACTACCGTTAATGCTAACTGCATCAAACTTACGTTTTACATAGTATAAATTGTCATTCGTAATGTCATCGAGACTGCGAAGTGAATTTACAGTATTGACTGGTAATGCAAACACGAGTGAATTGTTTGATGTATCCTGTAAACCAGATCGTAACGAACCGGAGGGTATAACATCAGCCACATTTGCAGTGAAAGCAGCACCATATCCACTCTGCTGCAGAGTAACAATATCATTGTTAAACGTATAGCCAGCATTCATCTGTATATCGAACAGATACAGTTTGTAAATTGCTGCTGAAGTGTTGACTGTTCCACTTACATATTCGATGGCTCTTGCACGTGCAGTACCACGAACGGTCGTACCGCTATCTTTAAGATTGATTGTGCTAAAATTGACGATGTCGGGAAGACTTACAACTGTATCAATGTAAATATAATTTCCAAGAGGTAAAAGAGTCGAAGCTGCATTCAGGAAGTTTTCGTCACGAGCCTTTTCAACCTCAACATAGACAGTTGATTCACTTGCAATTCGATATCCCTTTACGTATGCAACAGAAGGTTCAAGACCGACTGCCAAGCGAGCATCTCCAAAGGTGTTGGCTGCGCCATCAGTAGTTAATTGAAGAGGATAGAGTGCTCTGAGTTGAGCAGTTGTATAACGTCCACCATTGCTTCCGGTATTGCGTAATTCACGCACATTCACCTGAAAAGGACGTACCGTGTAATTGCCAGATTCTTCAAAGGTTCTTTGGGCAAGAATATCTCCAAGTTCAGAGTATTCTGTACGTGCGGTTGCTTTAACGTCACCATTCTCGATCACGAGCAACTGAATGATATTTGCCTCGACTCGTGAGGAAAGTAATAATGGTTCTTTTGCTAGTGTCAGAGTAATCTGATAACGATGAGCTCCTGGAGCTGAAGCATTTGGAGAACCTGCCGCATTGTCAGTGAGGGTTGAATCTGTTGAAGATGTGACAACTTGTTCAAGGACCTTATATACGACACGAGCATTTACGTTCGTGGTGTATTTTTCTAGAATAATACTTGCAGCTGGAGTATAAACAAAATTGCCCGAAACGAAGAACACGCCTTCATTTACTGAAACCCGAGTTCCGAGGCCAGTCGGAAGAACTCCAGATGCAGTGGCCTTTACTTTAAAGAGCGTGGCTCCACTATCGCTTGCCGTAAGAACTTCTTCCGGAGCAAAAACGAGTGTTGTATTATTTGTTCCGGCCTTTGTGTACTTTACAAAAAGCGTAAGAGGATCCGGTGACGCTGTTGCAGTCACATCAAGAACTGTTGCCGTGACACCGCTTGTTCCGCCCGTGAGAACTTTGCCAATGACTGCGGCGCGTCTTCCAGCGGTGTCGGATGTGTATGACGCACCCGCATTTGAGAATGTAGTTTCACATTTAACATATGCAAATCCGGTATCCAGAGATGCAAGACCCCCGATTGCAGGAGAACCATCCTTAAAAATATGCCGACCAAATCGATCGATCTGAGCCTGAAGCGCGGTCTGAAGTTGTGTCAGTTCTCGAGTTTGTACCGAGACGCCTGGACGAAACAAAATCCTTTGATAGTTTTTTGTTTCATCATAATCATCATAATAAGGCGCAACATTGTATGTTTTAATTGGCATATTCGGAAATATTAAAATTCGGTGATAACCTTGATATCTTCAATCTGTGAGGCAGAGCGGTTAATCGGTGCACGATTTTCAACAAAGATGATTTTTCCAGAGAATCTATCTACTTCAGGATTCTGTAATGAAGCAATGACTCCCGTTCCAGTGCTGCTCTGGCCCGTGATTGTTTCCGTTGTTATAAAGGTTCCATATCCAGTTTTATCATTTTGATGATAACGAACAACACCAGTTGCACTATCCCACGAATCAAGGTATGCAACGGCTCCACTTGTTCCACCTGTAAAATAATTACCAACCACCAGAGCAGAAGAACCCGTGAGAGTCATGCCTTTCAGAGCCTTTAGCGTTGATGCTGTTGCGACTGTTGTAGTTCCGTAGGTGAATGGATTTTTCACAATTCCCAATTGGCGAAATGAGTTATTAATGATAAAATCAGAACCTTCTGCACCCGTGAGGCTTATGCTCAGGCCGCTATAAAATCCGCCTAATTCCTCAACTGGATTTGATCCATGACCATTTGCAGGAGAGAGAACCGCTCTGACTGTGGCCGCAGTTGTAAAACCACCACCGCTCAATACTACATTTGCAACACTGTAGTTAGATCCAGCATTTGTATTAAAGCCCGAACCAGTTGTTGTAACTGTTACTCCTGTTACAACACCACCAGCAATTGTTGCTGTGGCAAGAGCACCGGTACCATCACCAACTACTGTAACTGTTGGAGCAGTAGCGTATCCTGTACCGCCACTCGTGACAACATAACGATAAATTTTACCTTTAAGAGCTGCAATATTTGCATTTTGATTTGCATATTGCGTTTGATCAGCTTCACTTAGATCTCCAGCAACACCAACAGTCTTCGTCACGGTCGTCACTGAACCAGACGTTGACGATGTTGTGACAACCGGAAGTGTTACTGTTTTGACAGGAACGTAGAAATTAGTAAGGAACTTTACAGCATCCACCGTTGGAACAGTGTACATGTATTTCCAAAGATATCCATCACCCAGCAGAACGGGTGCAACTGTTGCGGTATCTACTGGTTTACTTGTGCTTGTTCCTGCACCAGCCCTAATGCACTTGTAGACCTTATACTCGTCGGTAATAATGTAATATGGTTTCGAATAGATGTCAGGATCTTGATCATCCCATGCAACATATGTGGCCCCCGATACCCATGTGAGTGAAATATCAACATTTGAAACGGAAGCATACCGTGGCATAACATTACTAACATCACCAGCACTAATTTTCTTTAATGCGGACATATTCTGATATGCGTCATTGATTTCAACGACAGTATCTAGAGGTGTGGGTGATTCTGAATCTGCGGTGGTTGCAAGATTGGCTGACCACGCATCTGATTTACCCAGAAATAGATAATAGCTGTTTGCAAGATCCGCGACGGAATCCTTGAAGTTATTTGCGTTGAGCGTACGGAAATGAGAAGTGATAATAGCAGCCATAGTGAGGATCTTTAGGGGATATTAGAGAGAGTAATGAGAGAACCTACGTTACCCCAGGGTATTTGGTTATTTATATCAGTTGAGTCCGCTTGTTCAATCGTATAATTTGCATAAGAGTGCATTTCTGTACCTGGATCAAAGAAATGAGCAATACTCTGGTATCTTTTTACTAACATTTCGGGATGTGCAGAATTAGCCGGAACAATTGGTATTTGATCAAACAGAAGGGTAAAGTGAGTTCCCTTGAATACTGTTGAATCATAAACCGCAGTCATAACGCCAAGTTTATGAGGACTGAGCAGACTAGCACCAGTAAAGATACTCCGAAGATATGCGGTATCAGCGTTCTTCTTTGGAAACGGGATCATTGCCTGAGGAACTACAAAAGACTGATTCCAGACCATCGTGGCAGTGTCAATGGTACCAGCCTCAATTGTACATAACCATGCAGTATTTCGATTCTGGACGGACCCGTGAGGAATAAACACAAATGCTGAAACCAGCTCATCACGAGTATCAGCGTCGGTGGTACGAGTCCATGCTCCGGCGTTTACTTGATAGATGCCATTCTCAGAGGTAGTTGTTTGATTCTTCACTAAAACACGATCTCCCGCAATTACAGCCAGACCGTCAATTGTCTGAGGGCCACTCAAAGTAATATTTGCTGTTGTTGCCGCAACACAACGTTCTTTTCTACTAAATGGCTCGCCGGAAATGCCATCGGTAAGACTCTCGGCAAATCCAACAAAAACCGGTACTGCCAAATCTTCATCTGAAATTAATCCAGGTTGATGAGTATGCATCGAACTATAGATTCGAACATCGTCTCTTCCATCAATGATATCTAAAAGTTTAATGTTTAAATTTTCGAGTGTGAGAGGAACGGTAATACCATTTATTCTCTGATAGCCAGATAACCACAGATCTAAGTCCTGAATAATGTCAACCGGAAAGGCATTTACGTTTTCAATAAAGATAACGATCTGACCAAAGAAGATAAATCCAGCAGGGTGTACTAAACGATTAAATTCATTTTTCCAGGTATCCGTGTTATTGCCCGTCTGAATCACGTAAGAAAATTGTTGATAAAAATACGAATCCTGAAGCTTTATGGTGTCCGAAAGAAATCCTTTGTTATCGACATAACCGCCCGAAGAATATCCCGTAAGCGTATTGCCGCTATAGTTTGGCCTCAACGCATTTGGATCCCAATTACCTGAAGATGGTATCAGCATATCCTCACGAGGGTAATATATCTGTACATTATCCTGAAAGAGGATTTTAAAAAATAAACGAATGGAATCAACCGAACCTCTTACGGAATAATACTGGAGTAAGCTTTTGTATAGTTTTACCTTGTCAATCTGTACGTTTTTAGGAATTGCAGCAGCAATTTCTTTTTGTAAAAGTGTCAAATATTTTTCGTCGACAAGGTCAATATCACGAGCATTGTTAATCGAATTAATCTCATAACTTGGATTCCCGGACAAATTCATGTAGTCGTAATAACTCTTCAGCAACTCAATGAGTGCTGCTGACTTATCGCGTAGACCCGAAGGAATTAAAGATTCTACGCGAGAAGTCTCTTTTCTTTTCCGACGAGTGCTAGCAAGAGTTTCGATTGAATACGCCATATAAAATATTACCGATGACGTGACGTTGTTGTATAGACCACAGCGCCAGAAGAGCCCGCAACCGCAATCGTATCATTTTCACCCACCACAACGACTTCTTGCAAATCAATTGAAAGAAGCTGGTTTCTTTTTGGAGCAATGTCATTTGAGTTCGGAACCACAGTAAACCGAATTGGCGTAGTCGTATCTGTTATAAACCCAGAAATCGTAATATTGCCTGTTGCTGCATATAACATTCCGACTTCCTTCACTTTTTCCACAGCTCCGTTCACAAGTTTGCACATGAAGATTTTTCTATCGTATGATCCTTCAACCACAAAATCTCTAAAATAATGTTCAATGCCACCCACCAAAAAGGCATTTGTTGAGAGTACAAATGAATCAGAAGAACTCTGATAAATCGGACCTGAAAAATTTAAATCAAAGTAATTGTTATTTGTATTGGATGGAGTGGCTTCTTTATACATGTAGACACGAATCGTAGAATTCAGAATTGAAGGTTCCGAAGTATCAATTTGTCTTAAGAGTTTTGAATGACGAAACACTCCATCGAATTTTAAAAGATCGTCATTGTTATACGCAATTATTGCTTCGCGTACTATTGTCTGCAATTCAACAAGAGCTCTATCTGTTAGATTGCCATTGTATTTAAAAAATACATCCAGCTCGAGGTAGGTATATTCTGGATCAACTAGAATAGGAGTGATCGAAACGACGTTTTTACCCGCAAGAACAGAAGATAAAATTGTAGTTTTCTCAGCGGTTGTAAGAGTTTCAGCTCCAATGGGTTTTACAGAAATATAAACCTTTCCGAAATTTGGAACAATATCATCTTCTCCACCCCATACTGAAATTGCCTCAACGTTTGCTACATTCTTTAAGATGATTGCACGATAGTCATCCGCCGTGACTGCGCGGTTCTGTGCAGTAAAGGTAAGAGGTGCATTATAGCGAATTGATTCAATTGATTCACGTACTCCTCCACCATATGAGTCTACGGCAACAGTCACCGCAATATTGCTATAGCCCGAGATGGTATCAACGGAAGTAAATAGATTGGCTCCGTCTGCAACTGTTCCATCTGTATAGACGTATTCGATCTCGACAATGTTATTTGCGGTTGGCATCTTGCCCAGAATACCGTCTCCAAAGTAAATCTCATAGAGTCCCTGAGGAGTTTCCTGTAAGTAATAAATCTGAGAATTCTCGTTGATATTTACGAGTGATGTAAATTGCGTATAGATTGAATATGAATCGGATTCAGTGTTCGCCTTTAATCTGACGCGCATTGTACTTGTATCAATATTTGCATCTGGAATTTCAAATTTCTGATTTCCAAGTGAGGTATCAACTCGATAGATCATTCTCTTGAGCGTACCCTGACGAACAGGAATATTTGTAAAAGTGTATTTACCTCCATTTATTGGTTCAACATGCGATTCAAGAGCAACAAAGTAATAGCGAACTTGATCCACAACAGTAGAAAACCGAGTTCCGCGTAGGATTGTTGCCTGATTTGCAACTGTAGATCCTGGAGTGACTACAACATTAATAACTGCCTTTGATGATGCCAATGATCTTGGAACATATCCTAATAGCTTTGCATGAGAGACTACATTTCCACGAATCTGTGCTGAATCTAAAAACGTCTCATTCAAAGAGAGATGCGCCACCATTGCATTATAGTGAGTATTATATGCGAGCACATCAAGAAGAACGGAAAGACCCGAGCCATTAAAATCCCAATCATTGTATTTTGATTGTGACCGAAAGTGGGCTTTGATTGAATCCTTGATTGCGGCAAAATCAAGTTCGGAGACGTTGAATGAAGACATATGGCAAAAATTAAATTAGCGGAGACGTGAGAGATAAAGCGTGATATCTACTTCAATGTTTTGGGATATCACTCGAAATGATAAATTTACGTGATATCTGTTTCTGTCCGAATCATCTATCACCTCCGCAATAATTGAATCGATTCGAGGTTCATTTTTTTGAAGAACTTCAAGAATTGATTGTTTTAAACGGATGATTGTAATGATATCAGCAGGTTCAAACAGAATGTTACTTAAATTTGATCCTAGATTTGGCCGAAATGGGCGTTCATGAAAATTAGTGAATATCAAATTTTTGACTGCATTAATAACAGCGTCAGTATCTGTTAAAGGCATAATATCATGAAAAATAGGATGGAGAGTCAATGACAGATCCAGGTCAGAATACAGACGCTTGCTCGAAACGACGGATGCTTTCTGACCCGATGTGTTATAATCCGAGAAGGTTTGAACAGAATTTGCCATGAAGAGTGTAGCCTATTTATATGAATTGTCTAGACTCTAGGTTTATTGGCCTCTGCGCCATTAGCACTTGCAACTGCCGGAGTTACTTCTGTGGTTAATGTTGCTGATGCTGCTGCAGTTGCTGCTGAATCTGCTTCAAGTTCCGCCGCCGAAGCTTTTGCAAAATCAAGAGCAGCTCCAGCATTCGACAGAAGCGATCCTGGAGACTGTACTAATTGCGTGAAGGCATATGCCTTCTTCACCTGAAGAAAAATGCCTGTTTGTGGTATTGCTGGAATAATGCTATCCAGCGTCGGCAGTTTTATATTTCGACAGTCTAATTTGGCCAACTTGTCTTGTATTGCAGTGAGTAGTTTTGTAAAAGCAGCAACCGTCCTCATGTATAATTCTACCAGTGCTATATACTTGGCATATGCTCCGCCAGCAATCTTTTTTGCCCATTTAATTAGTTTTTTAAGACTCGTTGGGGGAATTGCGAGCTCGGCCTGACGCGCAAGTTCTTCTAACATTGTTTCAAGCTGTAGTTTAATCATCGCCTGAATGTCTTTTATGAGTTCCTCGAGTGCACTGCAATCTGGAATTTCTACAATTTTATCGGCCAATTTGTTAATCTGATCAATTGGATCATTTGATGCGTTTGTCATAATTTATGTTTCCTATATTGGTGTAATTCCGGTAATGATGCCGTTCGTAATTTGAACAACACTGTTACCGCATGTCACAGTTCCAGATGCGCCATTTCCGCATCTGACAGATCCATTTAGATCTATTGTTGCATAGTTTAAATTGATTCCATTGGATGTGAGACTCACAATTGTTCCATCCGTATTGTTTGCGGCTAAATTTCCATTCGATTTAAGTTTATTAGTGTGAGTATTTGCAATTGTTTTTGATGAATTTATACCTCGCTCAGCATCAATGTGATCGGACTGCGCTATCTTTGATTGGCGATGACCGTGAATATATTCGGTTTTATCTCCCCGCACCTCGAGATGATAATTTCCTCCAACGTACTGCCTGAGATTGCCATCAATTGTCATGTTAACATTACCTTTGCCTCCGCCATCAGTTGACGAAGCTCTTACGTGTATGTAATCATCACCAATAATTACTGTTTGATTAGATCCAACGACCGTTGTTATTTTATTTCCCTTCTTATCAATTTCTGTATATGTTCCTGATTTATGATAATCAAGTAATCGTTCATGGCCCGGTGTATCATCAACTTCAAAAACATGGCCCGATTCACTTTTAAAAACGTGATTTTTAGGATATTCTGGTTTTACAGTATCACCGATATTCCAATTGGTCATTTTGTATGCTTCTGGTTCTGACGCCTGTCCCGTCATGGGAGGACGCTGAGCAACTGGAATGTCTGTGCCTAAATATTTTTCTCTGGACTTATACGCCTCAGATTCGGCAAATTTAGTTCTGGCCTCAAGCGGAATATCAGGAGTTCCTAATTTAGCTGGAAGAGGATACTTTCCGGCGGGATCAGAAAACCCCTTTGTTTTATCCGGCTGTTGTTCCGTCATTGATGGAATTGTACCAAGAACAATTGGATCTTGAGCAGATGGTCCGTCGCGGAAGAAACCAATTACCCAAGAACCGGGCAGTACTCCTGTTGCGGACATTCCAATTCCAGACATTGATGCAGAATTTACAGGAGTCATAACTGAAGCCCAGGGTAGGTTTTCTGTTTTAATGAGACCCCGATCATCTGTATGATAACCAATGCAACGAACTCTTATGCGTCCCATCTGCAAAGGATCATTCACATCTTCCACGACACCGGTGAACCAGGAGAAGACGCCACCTATAAAACTATCTGGGGAGTAACTCATACACTTAAAACATCCATCGAATATGCATCGGTATTTGCACGAACCTCGCAATAATATTGTTGTTCAAATTTATGAACGACCGAAGTGATTAAATAGTATCCGCTAAACATTGCCTGATTCTCAACGATCTCCTTTTTATTTGGATCTTTTGTTGGCTTAAAGGTTGATCTTAATAACAATTTGACAATTTTACCCGAATGAAAATCAAGGTCACCCGTAATAGTAAAGTCATGGGATATAAATTGCATGTTTTCGTTCACTGAATTTGCAATATTTATAAATTTATTTTTTGTTGCACTATGGTAATTGTTACTGGTTCCAAGTGATTTTTCGTTTAACGAAATGTAATTGATATTGGCATTACTAAAATCTGAAAGTGCTGATCCAATTCCAGTTTCGAATAACTTTTCCTGTGCATTAATAATTTTACCATCGAATCCGGATGTAGCTTCATTTATTTTATTAAACGGTTCGCGTGTTTCCGGAGTAAATGAATCGGAAAGCGAAGAATTTGCTCCAATTTTTGCCATCTTTGGAAATTCTACACGATAATCAAAATCAAGAGTTTCAATTTTTTTTGACGAAATATTTACATAAACAGATTTTGAAGCATAGGCTCCATTTATACTAGACAAATATTTTGATATTCCGACGTTTGAAGCCAGATTTAAAATGCGGCCCTTTCTCTGATTAAAATCTTCAGTGGTTCCAACCTTGTACTGAAAGAACTGTCCATCAGTATATTCATTAATATTATTCTCTTTGGCTTTTGCATTAATATCCATATGCGATTCGATATGAATTTTTCCATCAAGCGTTTCATAGCAATACCATGGGCTTCCATGAGAATCATAGCAGCGGCGAAGGACCCACATAATAGCGTCTATTGGGTTTAAATTTGGAACAATAAATGAAACTAACGGTGAAGACTGTTTACTCTGAACAATATCTAATGTATTTACTTTTAAATCCTCGGTTAACGTAGTCTTAATAAAATCAGCCATAGTGCCACTAAATGCCCGTGAAATCTTTTTAAGTTTTGATAGGTAAATATGTCGAGATACTCCCTTTATAGTATAAACCTGAATTCTATTCTCCATTTTTCCATAGAGCGGATATTCAGTAACAAAAAACATTCTACTTATTGTTTTAGGCTTTTGATTAGCATCGTCTAGCTGACTACCCTGTGTTAAATTTACTGTAATGGTTTCTTGGCCTGTTAATTCGCCAATTTCGAAAAAATTAATAGAATCTTTTATACTAATTGAAAGAATCAATCCTGCATGATATATGCTCTCGGTAATTGAAAAATCAGTTTGCATTGAAGTCAAATCATATGTTTGACCATAATGATTTTCAAGAACAATACTTGTAATTCGATATGCTTCCGGAACGTGAAGTTCGTTAGCATCTCTTTTTTCTAAATTTGCCGTCTTACTCATGAGGCATTTTTATTAATTAAACTGTAGTACAGCTGAACAAACTTATAGATGTAATTAGGATGGATGATTCGAATCTTTGATCTTTGTTCATTTACTTCAATTTCATATGCTCGGTTTGAAACTGCAGTAAGATCCGCATCGCCTGTTCCAACTTGATTTCCTGGGCCGACATCATTGATTCCTTGTTCATCAACATGCACACTATTATAGGATATTAATCCCTCACTATTTAAATAGTGATGCGGGGCATCCGGAGAACTATAAACTTTATATGATGTAATTTTATCACCTGAATTCTGGCCAGTAATGATTTCGGTATCCTGGAACAACCTCTCAACCTGAGTAATTGATACATGCGCTCTGGAGCATTTTGACGTGGCTCCAATGAGAGAAAGACCTGCCGTAAAACCCCCAGATACGTATCCAACCATGAGACTTGTTTGTGATTCAACTTCAAAAATAAGAGCGGATCGAATTGTTCCGTTTGGCAGAGTCATAGAAATACTTTCTCCCACAGTATATGTGGGATGAGCAGTTCCAGTTCCAGTTCCAATTCCAGTTGCTGTAAAAACAGAGCCAACAGTGTTTATTACTGCCCCTGGAAATGTTGTATTCCCAACTGTTACAATTTTATAATTTGCCCCTATAACGAAGGAACCCGCAGTTACTGCAACAGGTGCAGCAACAGTCAGGCGAAATTGAGCAAGAGTAACTGCCTGAAGCTGACTTTGTTGGATATTTTTACTTATTACAATCCCGCGTGCACTAGAGGTACTTCCAAAAATCGTTTCACCAAACAGAAATCGATTGGCTAAAGAATTTGGTTGGTCAAAAATTAAGCCATCGCCGGTTCGAGATATGTATGGACGAGTTTCAATTATAATTCCTGGATATTCCTCCGCAATATATTCAATTAATTCTTGGTCTGGCATTGGCCAACCTGAGATTCCATTCTTTAGATGTTCGTTTATCAGAAAAAACACCCAGTAATATTCCGATGTACCATAAAGCGAATTAGATACAATGTCTGGACGTTCACCGTCTCTAATCTGATAATTAATATACGTTGTAATCTCATCGAAATATTGTTCATTCGCCTTTACAAATCTAAACAAATCGACGATATTTGTATCGATGCCGTTAGAATCAAAATCGTATGGTATCTTAGGGAACTGTTGAAAGAATGGCATGAGAATAAATTAGGATTTTCTTCCTTCGGACAATTTTTCAATATCCGCAAGAGTAAGCGCTCTGGTTTCTTCGAATGTTAACTGAACATCTGTTTCGACTGGATGTCCATCCGCGTGAAACATATTACCGCTACTGTTATACACCGAGCTCATTCCTGTAAGGTAACAGTCATATATCCCTGGAAGTTTTGTATTTTCTGAAGCCGTGGATCCATCGTAAAAATGTATATTCCATATTGGAGGATATGTTAAAATTAAATCATTTCCCATCGGATACATATTTTGCCGAAATCTTTTTATAATTTCAGTAATTGCATCTGCTTCTTTTTTATCCTTTGGCATCATTTTAAATGAAAACTGAAACTGTCTTATTGTACTATTCTGAAATGCCGTATTTGTATTTGGAGCAACAACCTGACGAGAACCAAAATCTATAAAATTGCTAACATTGTCAAATCCTGTAATTTTAGCCGCAAGTGATGCAACTGCAGCACCATTTGCGCTTCTCATTTTATTCATCAGTGTTCCGGCAGCAGCACCAATTGCTCCGCCAGCTCCAGACATAAATCCACCTTCATTCACGGCTGCCGTTGTTGCTTTTGCGATTGTGGAACCAATAATTCCAAGATCAATGGCGGAATACTGCATATTGTCCGAAAAGGAAATACCTGGAGGAATTGGAAGATAGATAGATCTTTCTCCAGAAGCACCCTTTCGGGCAACAAAACCTATAAAGGGAAGCGCGCGAGCGGTAGTAGTAAGGTTAGATGGAAATAGAAGAGGTGGTTCTGATCTTGTCCATATCTTTGGGTCGCCCGCATATTCTGAAATTGATGTTCCATTCTGTTGTCGAAGCGTCACCCCGTCAGTATTCTGTCGTTCTGTTAATGCGGCAGGTGACGCGGTGTTTGGTGGGTCACCTGCTATATTGCCTTCATTTTCGTAACTACGGTCATCATTACGATTAATCTTAGACTCATTAACACTTGGAGGCGGTGCCTCTGCAATTATAGGGGCCGTTTGCGCAGCTTTTATGGCCGCAGTTTTGTTTACCATCGCCTGAGTATTGCTTGTTGCATCTGCAATATTTTCAAAGAAGTTACCCAGGGATTTGACCAGAGCTCCAGCAGGATCCGATGGATTCGTGGTACTAACTGGCATGAAATACAAGCCTGGCATTAGAGTGCACTCCTAACTTTAAATTTGGTTTGCATAAATAGCATTTTAACTATTTATATGGCATACCGAGGTCGATTCAGCCCAAAGAACCCAAGTAAGTACAGAGGTGACGTGATTGGCATTGTCTATCGCTCGCTCTGGGAACGACAACTTTTTCGGTGGTTAGACGAACAATCTTTTGTTGCATCATGGTCATCCGAGGAGGTTGTAATACCATACCGATGCAAAACGGATGGTCGAATTCATAGGTACTTTGTGGATGTCAAGTTTGAATTTACGGATGGTCGCATTATGTTAATTGAGGTGAAACCGTCAAAGGAAGTGAGTCCGCCAAAGAATACTGGAAGAAAGACTCGTAGATACATCACAGAGGTTATGACGTATGCAAAGAATATCTCAAAATGGGAGGCGGCCACTGAATATGCTGCGGATCGGGGATGGATCTTTGAAATCTGGGATGAAAACATGTTAAGGAAACTGGGTATGAAGATCCTTTAGGATTGTGATATAAATAGATGATCTATGGCAGTCTCACTCTTCACTACTCTCGAAAAAGAGTTCACCACGACGGGATTCGAAAAGCGTTCCGCCCAGGCTCGAGCCTGGTTCACTGAAAGAGTTAAAGAACTGAATGGTAGAATTAATAGAGTTAAACTGTTAAAAGATGAAAATTTAACAGTTCGATCGATGCCAATATGGGGATCAATGTACATGTTTGCATATGATCCCAAGCTAAAGAAAGAATTACCCTATTACGACCGTTTTCCTTTAGTATTAGTCATTCAGCCAGCAGAAGGCGGGTTTCTGGGTCTCAATCTTCACTATCTACATCCAAAAATCCGTGCAAAGTTTCTGGACAAATTGATGGGAACAATCTCGGATGATAAACTCACAGAGAAAACTCGTTTAAAGGTTCGTTATAGCCTCCTTGCTTCGGCAAAGAGACTTCGTGAATTTGCGCCATGTTTAAAGCATTACCTCAAGAGCCACATGAAAACCCGAGCTTCCCAGGTGTTTGCTCCGGAATGGGAGACGGCAATATTTCTTCCAACCGAACACTTTAAAGGTGCCACGAAGAATAAGGTATGGCTCGAATCACGCAAACAATTTCAGAAAATTTGATCTAAATGGCAACACTAGTCGACAATATTCTTGGATCCAAAATCGGTAACGCCATTCTTGGTAACTCGATTGACAATTTAAAGACCTCGCTCATTAAACATGGGGGAGTTGCTCATGAAAATCGGTTCACTGTAAATTTTTCTCCGCCAAAACAGTCCTTGTTTAATTTAGATCTACGTAATATTGTCACATCCGCTCTTTCTGGGACATTTAATGCAAAGAATCTGATTAACGATTACAGAGACATTACAATCCTGTGCGAATCCTGCTCATTGCCCGGAAGACAAATCATGACTTTGGATTATCAGTTAGAAAAACACGCGGTAAAGCGGCCCTACAGTTTCTTTAACGAAGAGGTCAATTTTACCTTTATTCTCACTGGCGATTATTACATGAAGAAAATTTTTGATAAGTGGTCTGAAGAAATCATGGGATTTAATAATTATCGTCTTAACTACATTAAAGACTTTGCAGTTGACGTTACAATAACCCAGTTAAATAAGAAAAATCTTCCCATCTATACTGTGGTCTTGCACAACGCATATCCAGTTACATTTAATTCAATTGTACTTGACAACACCGCGGAAAATTCAGTTCAAAAGTTTTCCGTGACCATGGCCTACGAAAACTTCTTCGTGGACAAAGTTCCTACAAGCAAAAACGCAAGCGTAACACTTGGACCTCTTAAGGTTTTAGAACTTGGAGTGTAAAAATTTTACATTTTATAATACTTTTCGATTGATTAACAACTAAATCATACCTATATGCCACTACCGATTATTGAAACACCGAAATATGAAACAAAGCTTCCTTCCACCGGAAAGAAGGTTTTTTACCGTCCATATCTCGTCAAAGAAGAAAAGATGCTCATGATTGCACTTGAGTCTGCTGATTCAAAGCAGATCATGCAGGCAGTCAAAGATACGATTTCAGCATGCACATACAATAAGGTGGATCCGGGTGAACTACCTATTTTTGATCTGGAGTATATGTTTCTTCGGCTTCGGGCAAAATCTGTGGGAGAAATCTCGAAGCTCAATCTAAAATGTACCAGCTGTGAAAAGAACACTCGTGTTGATGTAAATTTAGATGAAATTAAGATTGATGTAAAGAATCTTCCTTCTAACACAATTCAACTGACTGACACAATTGGAATCACAATGAATTGGCCCAAAGTTGATTTAGTTGCTGAGTTTAGTGGTGAAGGTGATCTGGAGAAACAGAATAAAGCAGAATTGGCTTTTAATATCATTGCTGGATGTATTGAATCTATCTTTGATAGCAAGAGGGTCTATCCCGCAAAGGATCAAACCAAAGCAGAATTACACGAATTCCTCGAGTCATTGAATCAGAATCAATTCAAAAAGATTCAAGAATTCATTGAGGCTATGCCAAAATTAGAACATAATGTTGAGTTTGAATGCGCACATTGCAAGACTAAAAATTCTGTACTCATCAAGGGTATTCAAAGTTTTTTCTCATCGCCCTCTCCCACGACAGTTTGATGAATCATTATCAGACTAATTTCGCCCTTATGCAACATCACAAATACAGTCTATCAGAATTAGAACTGATGTTGCCGTGGGAGAGGGAAATCTACGTAGCGCTCTTAGTGGATCATGTCAAAGAGGAGAACGAAAAGGCTAGGAAGAGAACTACATCTAAGTAAAGAAACATACCATCATGGCTGAAGCAAAAGACAAAAACGAAACATTCAAGAATATCCTCCTTGAGCTCATGGTCTCGAATGAGACTCTTGATAAGATTAATGCGAACACACTCAATGCCTCTGAGATGGGACTTGAGGCTGCCGCTAGTCTTGAATCATTAGTCGCAAATCAGTCATTAAGCAACTCAGGAGGATCTGCAGCCAACGAGGGCGGTTCTCAGCCGCAGATGGAGTTTCTGACTGAGGGTATGATTTCTATTTTAAATCTTATTGCAACAGATTCGCTCAGAACAGTGGTTGCGTTAAATGCTATAAGCCAGTTAATGAGCGACACGTTTGAACTGAACAAATCTGAGGCTTTAAAAAACGAGGAAGCTCGGCGCGAGGCTGAAAAGAATAAAAACCGAAATGCTGTGGCTGACGTAATTGAAACTCCAGAAATGGAAAGCAGCTTTGGAATAATGGGAACTCTTGCTGCAATTGCTGGACTTGTAGTTGGATTTGTTACTGGAGTCGTCAGTGCTTTAGTGAGTACCTTTACAAAGGTCATGACAGCAATTGGTAAATTCTTAAAATTGGATGTTCTTCTTGCTAAAATTGGTCTGAGTTCGGCTAAAATTGCTGAGTTTTTTAAGCCATTAACTGACGGTTTTAAAAAGATATCCACGAATATAAGTGAGGCATTTACATTTGTAAAAACTGCCATTTCAGAATCATCCTTGGTCAAAAATATCAAAAAATTCTTTGAACCATTAAAAGATCTATTTGCATTCTTCTCAAAGGAAGGATCAATCATTAGCAAAATTACTAGTCTGGGTGGAAAGGTGAGTTCTTGGTTTTCAAAATTAACAGAAATATTTGGTCTATTCTTCCGAGTTGGAAAGGTATTCGGTAAGCTTTTTGGATATGTTGGAATTGCAATATCAGTATTCGAATCAATCAGCAAGGCCTTTGAAGTCTTCCAAAAGACTGGCGATATTGGTGCCGCGCTTGAAGTTGGAGTTGTCGGTTTCATAAATGCCTTTACAGGAGAAATCCTAGATCTATTAAAGGATGCTGTCTCCTGGATCGCAGGTGCACTTGGATTTAAAGATGTAGAAAAGTTCCTTGATTCATTTAGCTTTACTGACATTATTGCGGAATTATTTCATCGGTTCATTAAAGCGGGCAGGGATATGTTTGAGAAATTCTTTCAAAATTTTGTCGACATATTTGACGATATTTCGACAAAATTCAACGAAGGGGATATTATCGGAGGTATTGCAGAAATTTTTAGGGGGTTTTTAAAAACTGCGGCAACGCTCCTTCTAGATATACCAAAAAACCTTTTGGCCAGTGCTGCGGAAGGTCTTGGTTTTGCTTCATTTGCAAAAGATGTAAGAGATTTTAGTTTTTCTTCATTGTTCGGCGGCACAAACACAAAAACTGGAGGAGACGTTCAGACAGATACGAAAAGTATTACTGCTGCAGCGGGCGACACAACGGCAGCAAAGGCAGCAGCAAAGGTTCTTGAGAAAACAAAAGATCAGCAGAAAGGCGCGGCTGGGGAAAGCGCAGAAGAAAGCAATCCTCTTGTGAATCTTTTTGGATCCGATCCATTTGGTGATTTTAATAAAGCAGTATTAGAAAACTTTAACAGGACGACAAATCCTTCAGGAGCTGCAATTACTCCAGCCACGGTCGAAAATGTTGGTGCTCAGATTGCTGCACTTGGCACTAATACATCCGATATGGTACAGGATGCGGCAGGGCGAGCAGCATCTTCAGTCGTGGCTCCAGTAACTAATACTAAAAATAACACAACAAACAATAGCAGCGTTACAATTCAGCAATCGAATCTGCCGGATAAGACTGCGCTTTCTCTTCGTCCATCTTGGGTATTCCCAGGCGGATACTAAAAAAGAGGCTCCCTTTCGAGAGCCTCCTTTTGCATTATGTATTGAATGAATCTCGGATTAGTCTTCCTTTGCAAGCTTTGCAAAGTAGCTGAGGGTATCATCCTCTTTTCCTTCTTCATCGTCACTGCCTGTCTCAACAGGCTTAAATGATTCCCTCTGCGGTGCAGCAGCAGGAGTTGCAGCATACCGAGGAGCGGAAGCAGTGGTATCAAGCTCAACCGATTCAGCGGTTGAAAGAACTTGACCTTCTTCACCCAGGACTTCAAGAAGCTTACGCTTCAATTCGTCATAGGACTTGTAATTCTTTGCATCAGTGAATTCCTTCAGCTGATTCAATTGATTGTAGATCTGTTCAAGCTTTGCTTCATCACCGCCAAAGAGGGGTGAAATAGAAGCGAATTCGGATTTGTCATAGTTACGGTAACCTTCGACATTACGAATCTTTAGCTTGAAATCCGCACCGGCCCAGAAGTCAAACGGATTGACTGGCTTTTCATCTTGGAAAGATGGCTGCATAAGATCCAGCATCTTGTCAAAGATTTTCTTACCGAACTTATAAAGGAAAACCTTTCCATCATTTGCAGGGTTGGCTGGATCAGAGATTACCAAAATGTTTGTGACATAGTGGAGACGGCGCTTACGTGAACGTACGAGATCTTGATCTTCCTGACGTCCAGTTGCCCAGAGTTTAGTATTCAGCTCGCCAACAGGATCAGGCTGACCGATCGA